ACACCTGCAGTCACACCTTCAGTCACACCTGCAGTCACACCTGCAGTCACACCATCTGTTACACCTTCAGTCACACCATATGAACCTCTTTGTGATGTTTACTGTAGTCCATGTGCGGGAGATATGCAAATATGTGTTGATTCAAACTGTTACTCATTTATAAACAATTGTTAGTATTAAGTGATTATGGTATACTTAAATGAAAGGAGATAAAAATGACACATGAAAGATTTGTATTTTTAGTAAACAATGAAGTATTTTGGGTATTAAATATTGATGATGAAAAATATGATAAAGGTCCTCAAGTTCGTGCTGGATTAGCATCTAATCCTACCATTATGGTTGTTGACAAAGACATGGTTGTTCCTGATTTTTCAGTTTGGGACGGCACAGAGTTTAAGGCACCAGAATAAAATGCAAGAAAACCTTTCTCCTTGGGAAAAGTATAAGCAAAATTTAGGTGAAACAAGACCTTGGGATATAGTAAATCCTGCAACAGAGTGGGCTGATGAAGAAAAGGCAAAAGAAAGATTTGATATTTGTAAGGGATGTCCAGAACTTATAAAATTAACTACTCAATGCAAAAAATGTGGATGTTTTATGAAAGTAAAAACAAAACTTGAGAAAGCATCTTGTCCAATTGGAAAATGGTAATGAATAAAAAAGAATTAGCACCAGGAATATTTGTATACTCAAATGTAGTTGAAAATCACACAAGCCTTGTTGCAGATATTGAAGAAGGTATGCTTAGTGCAAGAAGAGAATGGATTCCCTCAACTATTAAGAGTAATGACATAGTAAAGGTAGATACTGATTATAGGGATACCCTTACATGTGTTGTTCCATATACAGGTTCAACAATTAATGACTTTACAAATTTAGATCAGGCTTTTAATGCAACAGTATCAAATATTTTTTTAGTTGGCTTTGGACCTGCAGAGGCAGACTATAAGTCAGAGCACCAACTTGAGACTACATGGCATGACTCCTATAGTATTTTAAAATACGGAAAGGGTCAAAAATTTGTTAATCATATAGACGATCATAAAGATTATCATAGAAGACTTTCTCTTGTTTACTATATTAATGATGATTATAAGGGTGGGGAGATTGTTTTTCCAAGATTTAACATAACATATAAACCAAATGCAAACGAACTTTTGCTATTTCCATCAACTTATGTATATAATCATTCTGTTTCTCCAGTAATAGAAGGAACAAGGTACGCAGTAGTTAGTTGGCTAAGATGACAAATAATAAAATATCTGCTTGGGAAGAATACAAAAACAATTCTATAAAAACAAACAGTTTAGAGTCAACAGATATTAAAATTGATATGTCGCTTGTAGAACAAGCCCGTAAAGAAAATAGAATTCATATTTTTAAAAATGTTTTTCCAAAACTTCCATCTTGGGATACACTTCTTTCTGTTGTATCACAATATGTTGATGAAGATTTAGAAAAGTTTCCAGATAGATCATATCTTTTAAGTGATTTTGTTGAGGGTGAATCCTCCGACATGAGGTTAAAGTGTAGATTTTGGTCAAGGATGGCTTTTCAACTTTATGACCAAAAAGACCTTTATATGTCAGTAATTCCAGAACTTGGCCCAGTAACCAAGTGGGGGCTTTCTCAGTATCCAGAAGAAATATATACTGGAAACTTTTGTTTGGTATCTTTGATGAAAAATAGAGGAGTTGTTGGAAAAAAACATAGCGATTACGTAGATCAGTTTCAGTGGGTAGTTAAAGGTGAAATGATTTGGCGTACTGGAGATAATCTAGAAAATGAATACCATATCGTAGAAGGAGACTTTGTTTTTATTCCTAAAAACCTAACACACGAGGTTGAGACTTTGGTAGCACCAAGAGCAGCCATTAATTTAATTTTAAGAAACTAAAAAGCACCCACAGGGTTTATCCCGTAGGTGCCTTTAGTTATTTATTTTAGTTAGGAAATTGTGTCATCCAGTACTGAGTGCGTGGAGTAATACCTTTCCAAGAAGACCAATCCTTTCCTGCATTTGTCATATAATATGCAATCTCTGCATTCTTGACGGGATTGAATAGTTCAGCATTAGAGTCAAGATCAAACTTAGTTCTACGATCAGGACCAAGGTTATCAATCATATTGATTTGGAACATACCATAAGACGAGTCTCCAGTCTTGTGATTGCCATTAAAGGCTAATGGTCGTCCATTAGATTCTTTCTTTGCTACCGCCCAAGCCACCACAAGATCTTTTCCCTTAAACCCTACTAGTGAAAGTAGTTCTTTTAGTTCTAAATCAGTCAGAGAAACCTTATTCTCAAAACTCTTCAGTTTTTCTTCCTTAGAAACCAAAAAAACCTCTTGCGAGGTAGTTTGCGATATCTGAGCCTGTTTGGGTTGTATATTATTAATTGTTCCAGCATTAGCAGTGTTAGAAAATACAGCAAATACTGTCACGATACTGAGTGTGCTAATGATCTCTTTGTTTCTTTCGATAAATTTAATCATAGTTTCCTCCTTAGAAAACAATGACACCCTGTTAGGTGTCTATGTACAATTATAACAGTTTTTACTTAATGTTGTCAAGTTGTTAAATCAAATATGGTATAATGAAACATTATGGCACAAACATCTGGAGATTTTCCATTACGTTATCCACAAGCAGCAGATGCAGTAAATGTGCATGGAGATATTGCTAATCTTGCTGAAGATGTTAATGATGCTTTATCTGGATTAGATTTATCTGTTATTCAGGTTAGTGTAATTAATGCTTCTGGTCAAACTCTTCCCGCTGGAACACCAGTCTATGTAACTGATTATTCAACAGCAACTAAAGTAAATAAAGCAGTTCCTTCAACAACCAGTCCAATATTAGGATTATTAAAACAAGACCTAGCAAATAATTCTCAAGGAGTCTGTGTGGTTGCTGGTGTATTAAAAAATATAGATACTCGTAATTTTGAAAATGGAGATGTCCTATACGTTGGCAGTAATGGCTGGCTGACTACAACTCAATCAGGAGGAGCAGTAGGAATAGTTGCAAAAAGTGATGTAGTTGGAATTATTATTGTTGAGGCAAAAGGCAACGGTACATGGGGAGCACTCAAGGCTGGACTAGCCTAATAGTGATATAATAAAACAATGGCAACTACAAGAGGATCCGCTTCATCCTACGATATTGGAAATAAACCACCTACAGTTATTTGGACAGTAGTTCGTGGAGACACTTCTGGTTTTAAGGTTTATGTAACTGATGATGAAAAGGTCCCTTTAATTTTAAAAGGCGTTGGTTCTGAGTGGGATATTGCTATGAAGATTAAGAGACCAAACTCAACTCCTGGAGTGATAACAGATGATGCAACATTTATTATGTATTTACATCCAAGAGCAGATGAAGATGATCTTGTAGGAGAATTTACAGTTTGGCTTACATCAGAAGAGTCTGAACAACTTGAGACAGGAGACATCTTTGATATTCAGGTTAGTGATCCAACTAGAGTTTGGACAGTTTGCCAGGGTAGCATGAAGATTCTTGAAGATGTAACAGATTAATGGCTACAGCATTAATACTTGACAAACTAAAAAACAAAACAGAACGAATCTTTCCAACAGATTACGCAGAAATAAAAATAGAAGATTTTACAAGAAAAGCAGTTATAACCGAAGTATTGCCTTTTAGAGTTAAGTTTTCAGCAATTCAAATTGTTCCTATTGGTTTAGGAAATACACCAGCAATTCCACTACAAGTTATTGGGTATAGCAACTACATTCTCTAATAAATTTATTAAAATAGGTGTTATAATTACCACATGGCTAAAATATCAATCTCAGATGTTAAGGGTTTATTCCAAACAGGAGATAGACCTACTCAAGAAAATTATGTAGATTTAATCGATACCGCTTCTGCTCAAGCAACAGATTTGGGCTCATCAGGTAACAATGAAAACACAATCAATGGTATTGAGAACGTAACTGTTATTGATAACTTTGACGCTACAGTTTGGCGAATGGTCAAGTATATTGTTTCAATATCAAAGACCTCTGCAGGGGACAACAAGTTCTACGCAACCGAACTAACAATTCTCGTTGACGGTACAAATGTAAATGTCAGCGAATACGGAACAATCGACAATGATGGGAATATTGGCACCATTAATGTCTCTCGCACTGGAAATACCGTGGCTTTAACAGTCACTCCAGAACCTGCGATCAAGCCAGTCACAGTTCGTTTTGCACGAATTGGACTTAAGGCATAACTAAGGAGATATAAAAATGGCAACAGTAAATAAAGACTTTAAGATTAAGAGTGGACTCGTTGTTGAGGGCCTACAAGGTACAATTAACAACCAGATAATTCTTACAGAAGTAGCAGGAGATCAATACATCCTTGACCTTATTGGTGGAGAAACACTAGTAAAGTCAGTTTCAGATGAATTTATTGTAAGTGGTGCTGGCGAACTTTCACTTGATCGTTCTACAGTAGATGCTTACTACGATGCAGCAGGAGATGCAGATGCTGCACAAGCAGCAGCAATCTCAGCAGCAGCACTTGATGCTACTTCAAAGGCTAATGCTGCACAAGCAGCAGCAGAGGCTACTGCAGCACTAGATGCTACTTCAAAGGCTAATGCTGCACAAGCAGCAGCAGAGGCTACTGCAGCACTAGATGCAACTTCTAAGGCTGACGCAGCAGAAGCAGCAGCAAACCTTTACACAGATGGCAAGGTAGCAGATCTTGTTGATTCAGCACCAGAACTTCTTGACACACTTAATGAATTGGCTGAAGCAATTGCTAACAATCCAAACTATGCAACAGATGTTGCTAACTTGGTTGCAACAAAAGCAGATACAACTTATGTAGATCAAGAAATTTCTGATCTTGATACAGCAGCACAAGGATACGCTTCAGCAGCCCAATCAGCAGCAATTGCACACGCAGATGCACTTACAACATCAGATGTAGCAGAAGGAACAGCACAGTACTTTACAGATGCTCGTGCCAAGACTTCAGCAGCAGATCTTTTGGTTGGTGCAACAAAGACTAACATTACAATTACAGGAACAGGTGCAGGCCTTGTTATTACCGCAGAAAACGGTGTAGCAGATTCTACAACATCTGACCTAGTAGAAGGAACAAACCTTTACTTCACAAATGAAAGAGCAGTAGATGCTCTTGAAGCAGTTGTTCCAAACTTTACAGCAGTTGAGGTAAACTCAGTTGCTAAGCAAGTTGCTTCAACAATGTCAGCAGCAAGCGCAGGCGCTCATGTAGGACACGCATTTGCTAAGGCAGATTACCGTTCAGCAGAGTTCCTTGTAAAGATTGCATACGGAACACACACTGAAATCTCAAAGGTCCTTTTGACACTTGATTCTTCAGACAACATTGCAATGACCGAATACGGAATTGTTGGAACAAATGGCACAGCGTCATCAATTTCAGCAAATGTTAACGGGGCAAACGTACAACTTCTAGTAACAACCGCTAACAATAACTCAACAGTTACTGTTGTCGGAACATTGCTTGCGTAATAAAAAATAAAAATAGTTGGAAGAGGGAGTAGTAAATGGCAACAGTCGATAAAGACTTCAAAGTCAAGAATGGTTTAGTCGTAGCAAACGGCGGTACATTCGGAGATGCAGTAACAGTAGGGGAACCAACCCTTGCTTCACATGCAGCAACTAAGGAGTATGTAGATGACCGATCAATGGCTGTAGGACCAACTGCTCCTTCTTCACCAACTAATGGTGCACAATGGTTAGATACTCTAACAAATAGAGTTAACTTCTACTATGGAGGATCATGGTACACACAAGCAACGATTGATGATACATTGAATTTGCCACAGCACATTCACGATACAGCAATTGATGGTACTGGATTTATTGTTACTACTTTCCGTGAGGGTGGTAGTTTTAATAGTCCGCAAGGAACTAGCGTTGATGGTGGAGGACCAAGCACAACAGTGTTTGCTCTAACACTTGATGGCGGTAGTGTAGTAGATAACTTCAATTAAAAAATTGATGTTATAATAAGATAAGTAAATGGGCAGCCCCCATAAGGAGAGTAATAAATGGCAACTAGAATGCAACAACGCAGAGGTACTGCACAGCAATGGACTGACGCAGACCCAATTTTGGCAGCAGGAGAAATTGGATTTGAAACAGACACCAACCAGTTTAAGATTGGTGATGGCGTAAATGAGTGGTCAGATCTCTCCTATTTTAAGAATTTAGAAGACCTTGGTGGATCACTTGATGATTACATCCCTTTAACTGAAAAAGCAGCATCAAATGGTGTTGCAACACTTGATGCAACTGGAAAAATCCCAGTAGGTCAACTAGGAAACCTTATTGCTGGAGCACCAGAAGCACTAAATACGCTTGGTGAACTTGCAGCAGCACTTGATAATGATGGATCATTTGCAACAACAATTTTAAATGCACTTAGTGCAAAAGTTTCAAAGTCAGGAACACAGATGTCTGGCTACATCAATATGGATAATAATGCAATTACAAATCTTCCAGCACCAGTAGGTGGACAAGATGCAGCAAATAAAGACTTTGTAAATGCTGCTATAGTTACTCACCAGAGTGATACAGCAAGTGTTCATGGAATTGCAGATACAACAATTCTTGCTACTAAGCCAGAGGTTCAAGCCTATATTAGTGAAGACAATGCTAGAACAACAAATGTACACGGAATTGCAGATACTGGTGCACTAGCAACAACTGCTTCAGTAAATACATTAATAAATACACACGCTGAAGATACAACAAGTGTTCATGGTATTTTAGATACAGCAGATCTTGCAACTAAATCTTATGCAGATTCAGCAGTAAATACACACACTCTTGACACAACAAATGTACACGGAATTGCAGATACTACAGTATTAGCAACAAAAACATATGCTGAAGGTCAGGTAACAACACATAATTCAGCAACAACTTCTGTACATGGAATTGCAGATACTTCAGTTCTTGCAACAGCAACAACAGTTGCCACAGCAAAGTCTGAAGCAATCACAGCAGCAGGTACAGCAGCAGATACAAAGATTTCAACTGCAGTAGCAGCACTTACAAGTTCTTCAGTAGGTCTTGGAAATGTTAATAATACTTCAGATGCAAATAAGCCAGTTTCAACTGCTACACAAACAGCACTAGATGCTAAATTAGGTCTTGCTGGTGGAACACTTACAGGAGCACTTATACTTTCAGGTGATCCAACATCAGATCTTCACGCAGCAACAAAGCAATATGTTGACGGACTTGCAGCAGGAATTCAATTCCACCAACCAGTAAAAGTAGCAACAAATGTAAATCTTGCAACTGTATATAACAATGGTACAAATGGCATTGGTGCAACACTCACTGCCGATACAAACCGTGCTCTTACTACAATTGATGGAATTTCAATTGTTGTTGGAGATCGTATTTTGGTTAAAGATCAAACCACAGCAACACAAAACGGTATTTATACATTAACCACAATTGGCTCTGGATCAACTCCATTTGTTTTGACTCGTGCTACAGATGCAGACAACAGTTTTTCAGGAGAGTTATTAACAGGAGATTTCTGTTTCGTAACATCTGGAACATCAAATACTGCTAAGGGATTCCTGGTAAGCACAACAGGAACAATCACACTTGGAACTACAAGTATTCAATACGCACAGTTTAATGCTTCTGAAGCAGTAACTGCTGGTACAAACATTACAAAGACTGGTGCAACAATTGCAGTAGCAGATGCACCAACATTCTCTGGTGCTGTTACAGCATCATCTGGTGTAGTATTCTCAGACGGTACACAAACAAAAATTGGCGTACCATCTATTACAACATTTGCAACAACAATCTCATCATCAGCAACACTTGCAGCAGGAGAAGCAGATAAGTTTGTTCCACTAAGTGGAGCAGTAACTATTACACTTCCTGCAACAGGATACTCAACTGGACAGTCAATTGACTTCTATCAGGCTTCTGGAACAGGAGCATCATTTGCTTCAACAAACAGCGTAGTTGGAACACCTGGACTCAAGTTCAGAACAACATACTCAGTTGTAACAGCAATGAAAATTTCAAGCGGATGGTTGGTCTTCGGAGACCTATCAGCCTAATAAAAAATTAAAGAAATAGGGGAGATTAAATATGTCAAAGCAAGCAGGTAGAATGAGCCAGTCGGCAAATGACTTCTTAGAACCAAAGGCACCAATAAATGTTGTTGCAACAGATGTAGGCACAGGCCGTGCATTTAACAACGGAGCAGTAACAGTTACTTTTGCACTACCAGCAGACTCGCCTGCTGCTACTTCCTTTACAGCATCTGGATACTGTAGTGTTCATGGAGTAACTCACACTGCAACTGGAGCATCTTCACCTCTAACAATTACAGGATTTGGTTCTGGTGTTGTTACTACTATTACAGTGACTGCAACAAATGCATCAGGAACATCAGCAGCATCTGCTGCATCAAATTCTGCAACCGTTACAACGGTTCCACAAGCACCTTCAGCACCTGGCGCATCTTCTCCTTCTGGAGCATCTTACGATACAGTAACATGGTCTGCTCCAGCAAATGGTGGAAAATCAATTTCCAACTATCGCATTGAAGGAAATGATGGAACAGCAGGAGATACTTCTGGAACATCTATTAATATTTCACAGGGCGGTGGACAAACACAGGCTTACAGACTATATGCAACAAACGCAAATGGTAACTCTGAATATTCTGGATACTCTTCAAATGTTACAACATTCTCATTTACACCATTCTCAGTGTTCGGATTCTCACCATTCGGTGTGTTCGGATTCTCACCATTCGGTGTTTTCGGATTCTCACCATTCGGTGTGTTCGGATTCTCACCATTCGGTGTGTTCGGATTCTCACCATTCGGTGTGTTCGGATTCTCACCAGGATGGTATGACTCAATATCAATTGAAACAAAAGTACTTACAACAAATGGCTACGTTGAGGCAAAAAATCTTAATGTAGGAGATAAAGTTCTTGCTGTAGATCTTGGAGAAAACAATGATTGGCTTTCTTGGTCAACAACAGAAGACTTATCAAACTTACCAGTAGTCGAAACAACAATTGTTTCTTTGACTCCAGGTGTAGCACAAGACTTCGTGTTTATTGATGGAGACCTATTTGTTAATACACACAACATTTTGGTTAAAAAAGATGGAGTTGTGAAGTATCTAAATGTTGCACAAGTAGATACAACATACCAAAGATATTCATATGAGCAAAGCGGATTTGTTGACATTTTAGTTGTTGAAAAAATTGATATGGAAATGGAAAAAATTTCTATTAACTGCGAACCTCATGACAACTTCTTTACAGAAAAATCACTAGCATTTGACAGACCAGATACAGTCTGATATAATTGTTAGATGAAGTCTGAAAATCAAGAAATAAGTTTTATTACTTTATTTCCACAAATGGTGGATGCTTTTCCAGAGCCAGAACCATCTTCAAAAAATACTCCAGAATGGTTTAGAAAAATTCCAGGGTTTTATGATAATGATCAATCACCTTCAAGTGGTGTGCAAAAGTTAACCGTTAAAAAATGTATGGCATTTTTAGATATTTTAACAAGCGGGTATATACTAAAGGCCCCATTTGATATATATATAGATACAACAGAGGGTAAGCAAGTTTTTGATGTTCCACAATCAATGAAGCAGTTTGTTTCTACACCAATGACTGGAATGCATGATATGAGGCAAATTTCTGGATATCCAATAAATAAGGATCAATACATTGATCATATATTTAGAGTTAATTTAGTTTGGTTAGTAAAAACAAGTCCAGGCTATAGCAGTATTTTTATTAACCCACAACATCGTGAGGACTCACCATTATTTGCAATCTCTGCAGTAATAGATACAGATAGTTTTGCTTCAGATGGACTTTTTTCATTTTTAGTAAAAAATAACTTTAAGGGTTTTATCAAACAAGGAACCCCATTGGTTCAGGTAATTCCATTTAAAAGAACAAATTTTGTTTCAAAAATAGTAAGAAGTATGGATGAAGTTAAAAAAATAAACAAACAAAGAAATATAATTAGAAGTGTTTTTAATTCTGGTTATAAAAAACACTTTTGGAAGAAAAAGGTATATAAATGAACAACAATAAAAAAGATCACAAATTTTTTGAAAGATCTCTAGACAATAACTTAGTTGAACTAGTAGACTACGTTTTAAAACTAGAATCATCTTTAAAAAATGGAGAATTGCCTGGACTATCTAAAGAAGAGTTTGAGAACATAAAGTCAAAAAATCCAAACTTTACTAGTCTGCTTGCTCAAAGATATAATATTTTTCAATTTCACAATCACATGATTTATAACTTGTATTCAAATATTGAAGATATGTTAAAAGAAGCAACAAGTTATTATGAAATAGATATTAAAAAAGAACAATATATGATTCAGGGATGGTTTAATATAAACTACAACTTTGATCCAAAACTTAATGACAAAACAAAAGATGGCTTGCATGACCATATGAATGGAACTGGAGCACCAATATTCCATGGATATTATTGTGTAAATGCAGAACCATCATATACTAGATACAGAATTAATGGAGAAGATCTTTTTGATAATATAAACAAAAACAATCGTGCCATTCTTTCAGAAACTGGTCACCCACACGGAATAGGTGGTTGGAGCGAAACAACTCCAAGAATTACAATTGCATATGATTTATCACCATTATCACAAATGCTTGGATCGCAACAACAACACTGGATTCCAATTGGATAATTTTAGTTTTTGTTAACTCTAAAGTAAAGATTTACTTACAGTTTTAACTTTTATAAAACTCTGCTATACTTAACACTATTCCGTTTTTGAAAGGACGATACACATGACAGATTTTTTTAGTTTTAGACTTCCAGAAGACTTTGTAGAAAAGTATAAGAATACAGAAAGTCCATTTGGTTTTAAAGATGCAGCAGAAAATTCACTTGGAGAAATTACTTTTATTCGTACTTATTCTAGAATGAAGGAAGATGGAACTAAAGAAAGATGGCATGAAGTTTGTCGTCGAGTAATCGAGGGTATGTATTCAGTTCAGAAGAACCATGCTAAAGAAAACCGTTTGCCGTGGAATGACTACAAGGCTCAAAAATCTGCACAAGAAGCATTCCAAAGAATGTTTGAATTGAAGTGGACTCCACCAGGTCGTGGTATGTGGGCATTTGGAACTCCTATGACTATGGAGAAGAAGAACTCAGCAGCACTACAAAACTGTGCAATGGTATCTACAAAAGACCTTGATAAAAACGATCCAGGAGCCTTGTTTGCTTGGGTTATGGATGCATTGATGCTTGGTATTGGTGTAGGCTTTGACACAGTAGGACAGGATAAGAATTTCTCAATCTATACCCCAACAGAGCCAGAAGAGATATTTGAAATTCCAGACACTCGTGAAGGATGGGTAGAGTCAGTTAGACTTCTAATCAACTCATACCTTAGAGCAAACCAAAGCATTCAGAAGTTTAATTATGATTTGATTAGACCACTTGGAGCCCCCATTAAGGGCTTTGGAGGCGTTGCATCAGGACCTGCACCTCTTATCAAGTTGCACGACCAGATAGACCGTGTAATCGGCTCCAGAGGCGGACAAACACTAGACTCTCGTGCTATCGTAGACCTAGTAAATCTTATTGGTACCTGTGTGGTATCAGGCAACGTAAGACGCTCAGCAACACTTGCTTTGGGTAACGCTGGAGATGAAACATTCATGAATCTAAAGAACTCAGAACTATTCCCAGAGCGTAACTCATTTGATCCAAAAAATCCAGGTTGGGCCTGGATGTCTAATAATTCTATTTCAGCAGAAGTAGGAACAAAGTATGAAGACTATGTAGATTTAATTACGGAAAACGGAGAACCAGGTTTTATCTGGCTTGATGTTGCTCGTAATTATGGCAGGCTAAAGGATGCGCCAGACGGTAAAGATTATCGTGTGATGGGATTTAACCCATGTGCGGAGCAGCCATTAGAATCATACGAATTATGTACGCTTGTAGAAGTGCACTTAAATCGTCATGAATCTAAGGAGGACTTCCTGCGTACCCTGAAGTTTGCATACCTATATGGAAAGACTGTAACACTTGTTCCAACACATTGGCCACAAACAAACGGTATCATGCAACGCAATCGTCGTATTGGTACATCTTTAACAGGTATTGCATCCTTTGCAGATCAAAATGGTTTGCCAATTGTTCGTGAGTGGATGGATGAAGGATACAATAAGATTCGTCACTATGACCACCAGTATTCAGAATGGCTTTGTGTTCGTGAATCAATTCGTGTAACAACAGTCAAGCCATCAGGATCTGTTTCAATTCTTTCTGGTGCAACTCCTGGAGTTCACTGGGGACCTGGAGGAAACTTCTTCCTTCGTGCAGTTAGATTTGGAAACACAGATCCAATGATGCACTTGTTCAAAGCAGCAGGGTACACAATTGAAGCAGATCTAGTATCAGCAAATACATCAGTAGTTTATTTCCCAATAAAGTCAGGTCATCCAAGATCTGAAAAAGATGTAACACTATTTGAAAAAATTGCACTTGCTGCAACTGCTCAAAAGTACTGGTCTGACAATGGTGTTTCTGTAACATTATCATTTGATAAAGAAACAGAATCAAAGCATATTGTCCCAGCACTCAATATGTACGAGGGACAACTAAAGGCGGTTTCATTCCTTCCAATGGGAAACACAGTTTACCCACAACAGCCTTATACTCAGATCACAGAAGGGGAGTATAATAGTTATATCGGTAAGTTAAAGCATATTGACTTTAGTGCAATTTACGACGGAGTAGATAATCTAGAGGCTCAAGGTGAAGCATACTGTACAACAGATTATTGTGAGGTAAAGATACAATGAGTGTAGATTTAATAAAAGTTTATCCAAACTTTATTAGTTCAGAACTTGCAGAAATTATATGCGACTATTCAAGAAAAACAGATAGTTCGTTTTTTAAATATCAAGAAATAGATTATTTTAAAATACAAACTTTTAATGAAATCGCAAATAATGATGTAAAGATAGTAGGTTTGTTGCAAAATATTGCAAAAAAGACATACAATCAAATACTTGAAGACTATGAAGGACCTTTTGAAGATTTTATAGAAAGAAAAACACATATTTCAAAATTTGACCTAGATGCAGAAATGCCAGCACATTTTGATGAAAGTAGACCAAACGACATTGCAACACTAATATATTTAAATGATGATTATGAGGGTGGACAACTTTATTTTCCAGAACTTGATATAGAGATTAAACCAAAGACTGGAGACATGATTTCTTTTCCAGATAACCCATCTTTTATGCACGGTGTAAAAAAGGTTATTGGCTCAAATAGGTACGCACTTCCAAGATGGTTTACCCGCATAGTATGATAAAATAGACCTATAATGTCTATTCCATCAAATTTATATGCAGAAAAAGTGTTTGCAGAACACCCAACAGTTTTGTGGGCCTTGGACGATAAAGCAGACTATATTTCTTTAATTAATGAAGAAAAAAGGTCTGTTTTTAATTGGTCGGTAACTGGTGGATCGGCAGAAGAGTTTGATTCAGTATATGATGAACCATTTATCGATAGTTCAATTACTAAACTTACTGGAGAACTAAGCACTCAAGATTTTGGTGAAATAGTTTGCATAAGTGACAACTTAAGTAACTTTAATACCCTGAACTCATATATGTCTACATTCTCAATTGGCGCATATGTAAATTCAATAAGTTCTTATATCGCTGGTATTGAAATAGGATATGAGTACTATGATCCACTAAGTGGCGAAGTAATTCAAAATTTAAAAAACTATAACACATCTATTTATGGCAAATGGATGTTTGTTTCAGAAACCTTTGAGATCCCAGACAAAAATACAACATTTAGAATTGTATTAAAAATAAAATATATTAGTGGTTCTCAATTTGAAAATGATTATCAATTTCTTGTTAATGGTATAACACTTGGTCAGTGGTCAGAAGAGTTTAACTCTACATCTTTGGGTGCTCAAAAGGTATTGGTTCCACAAGACATAGCAATTAGTGAGTCATACGGGATTGAGGCAAGGGCCTATGGATTATCCGATTCTCCTGGATACTATATGGTTTCTGACAATGCACTTGTTGCAAAAAACTCTGGCATACCATTAGTTTATGGCTCTACAACTACAACAATATTAAAAGAAAATGGAGATTTACCATCTTTAATAATTCCTGGAAATGGATTTTTAAATGAGAGTGGTAAATTTAAAGAGCAAACACTAGAGATGTGGCTTAGAATTAATTCTGATACAAGTGTTAAAAAAAGAATTTGTGGTCCAATCTCATCTTCGGACGGAATTTATATAGATGGTCCTTTTATAATTTTAAAAATTGATAATCATTATGGATCTCACTATATTGGTGAATGGGTAAGGCCAATGATTGTTCACGTTAGACTAACAAATAATTCGGCCAACCTTCTTATTAATGGCGAGCAGGTAGTATCACTAAATATGATAACTTCAGAACTCAACTTACCAGATAAGTATAACTCAAATGGAAAAGATCAGGACTGGATTGGATTCTATGCATATGAGGATGTATCTCCAATTGAATTAGATTGTATTGCGATTTACCCCTATCAGGTTCCATCAATTGTTGCAAAACGAAGGTTTGTTTACGGTCAGGGCGTTGAGGTACCAGAAAATATTAATGCATCGTATAGTGGAACTTCTCTTTTTATTGACTATCCATTTTCAAATTATTCAAATAATTACTCTTATCCAGATATTGGTCGTTGGTCTCAGGCATCTGTAGATAATCTAGTTACATCAAATAATGTGCTATCTCTTCCAGAATACAATTTGCCAACGATATTTTTTAATAATAAAACAACTGAACAGTGGTATGCAGCATGCAAAAATATACAAAATGAATCAAGCATGTTATTTAGATTAAGGCCAAATTCTGACTGGAACTCTACAAACGGATATATTTTATTTGATAGTTTAGATGTTACAAATACTCCAATTAGATCTTTTTATGGAGTGTTTAAAGTTTTGGCTACACCTTCATCCCCACAAGTATTGTTTAAGGTTGATGACCAGATTACTGGAAACTCTTTTGTTATTGAACTACAAACTACTTTAGAGTTAGAATACAAGATTGTTAAATCTTCTGGAGAAAAGTTTATATATGAAACTGTTCCAGTAAATATTGGTGAAGAGTTTATTTCGGGTATGGATATTAATACATTTTGCTCACATTATGGACAAGATGTTGCTAGTTTCTTCGGAAATAGATCAGGTCTTAAATTATATGTAGGTGGAGATACAACACTTTCTAAAATGTTTTTAGGAAACATATATAAGATTGGTTTTGCAACCGAAAGAAATTATTCTTTTATTTCTGAGTGCTTCAATGATTTTGGAACACCAACTAATTTTGAAAATGTGTTTAATACTTATAATCAATACATTGACTATGATGCTGGTCAGTATGTTGGTGCAAGTTCATATTTCTGGGATTATATTTTAGATGGTGGAAACATTAATTCTTATCCAACACAAAGATTAATTGAGCATATAGCCAGTTATACATTAACTCCAAATAATTATTTTGATACATTCGCATTAGATATAGATGTAGATGGATATTGGGAAGATCACATTCCGCTCTCATATTTTGCAAAATATGTTACAGATGCAAAGAATGAGTCCTACTATGATTTAGATTTTGTACAGTTTAATTTAAATTATCCAGCACCATCAAAGTTTGTAGAAGAGTCTCAAGTTGGTTCTTGGAATTATGAAGAACTACAGTCTGAGTATCAAAACCCAATTCAGAGAACCTACGAATCTCTCGATAACCATCTTTTTACTGGATATATAAATTATTCAGATTTAAAAAATAGATCTTCTAAAACATACAAATATGATACTTCTAATTCATTGGTAAAGTCTTATGTAAGTTTCCAATATATTTCAACTGGAGCAAATGCAAAAGATTCTTATTTTACAAATATTGAGGCACCGCTACAAAGTGGAATTGTTGAACCAGGAACATATTTCTTAGGTTATGATGATAATAACAATCCAATATATGATAATTTTATAAATACTAAATATGAAGTAGTTGATGGAATGTTGTTGTATCCACCAAGAGGAACTGACTTTAATGATCTTGCAGTTGTAATTCATTTGAATTTTAAAGTTCGTGGAATTTTAAATAATCCAGTTAGAGTTAAGAGTTTACAGTTAGCATCACAAGCATATAATGATGTTGCCCCAAATCCAATTGGAAGCAGATTTGGCGTTCAGATTTATCCATATACAAAAACTGGTATTTACTATGACTATAAGAAACCAAACCCATATACAATTTATAAAGGCAGTTCTCCATATCTTTATCTTACCAAAAATTCTGGAATACAAGTAAAGGGGTCGTATGATCCATTAATAAATCGTGGACTATCAATTCCAGTCAACCCAAACAAATCTTCTAATTATAAGGTTATGGCTATGCAAGCAGCAATTAGATATGATCAAGATTTTTTCCCGTATGCTCCAACACAAATTTTTGAGGTTGAAGGTAAAAATGATTTAATTAAATTTTTTATGGTAGCAAATCATCCAGATGGCAAAAGAGCAAAAATCTATGCCATTAATGCAAGAACTGGACAAATTGAAAACGGTATTGGATTTTATTGGAATGGAAATCTTGTAAAAGAGCCAAACATAACAATAAGGGAGTGGGGAATGCTTGGGGTATCATTTTCAAGTATTGTTAACTTTGATAACTATGTTGGATCAATTAAGATTAATGGTCCACTACTTGTTAATCTTGTTTCTCACTATAAATCTACAAACCTGCAAGAAGTTCAAAATATTACAGAAAGACCTTGGTTTAAGGTCAAGTATATTGGACCTCTAGAACTAGAATGGGACTATTGGAACTCAGCATACGTTTGGAATGGGGTACTTATTTTGTCAACTAAGTCTTATTATGGAGTAGACCCTTCAGATGTGTATAAGAGTTATGTTGGCACAAACAAGATAATCGTAGATGACACAAGAAAATTTAGATTAAACTCATATCAATATGAAGTTTATACAGATATTGTCTGGCAATCTCAGACATCAGACCCAGTTTAATATGGTATACTTGTGGTTATGAATATTGAAAATCCAAAGAAAAAGCGTAAAGCATTGCCCAAAATGAAGGGGCAAATTGGCGAATCTCGTGCAAAGATCATTGAAAAGCATTATGATTGGGGCCTTTATGTTTATAAAAAGGCAGATGGAAAGTGGTTTACTGATGGTACTGGTTCTGTTCTTAACATTGAATCAATGAAGGGTGACATCATGCAGATATCTAAACTTAAGGATGCTGCTAAATATTACGGGGATGAAGGTGATGGTACCTGTGTATTCGTTCCAGGCCTAACAAGAATTTCAGAAGAAGAATACTCTGAGCAAAAACAAAGATTGTCAGAGGGACTAATTCCCTCAATGAACGACCTTGGTGCTGTACAAGCAGCAAAAGATACTATTGCGAAATACGGAAGTGAAGACTAATGAGTGAAGATAAAGAGTTTTTTATTAGAGCAAAAACTGATAACCCACTTCCAGAAGATGACACTTTTACAAAGCAAGATCCTTTTAATCAATCTTGGGATGTTATTAAAGATTTGCAGGGACTTGACAGCAACTTTAAAAGAAGAACAAATCGTGTAATAAAAGGTGAAGCAACGCCAGCATACATCGAAAGTTCAAGGGCAGAAAGTACTGGGCGTGACGGAGCAAAGTCTAAAGAAATTAATTCAGGAACAGTATTTAGAAATGCATACGGCCTGTTTGATGTAATTACTCCACCTTGGAATCTTTACGAACTTGCAAGTTTCTATGACACATCTTTTGCAAACCATGCAGCAATCGATGCCAAAGTAGAAAACATTGTTGGTCTTGGATATGAGTTTAAAGTTTCTAAAAGAACAATGCTTAAACTAGAAGCATCAGAGCCAAAAACAGCAGATAATGCACGTAAGAGAATTGAAAGAGCAAAGATTGAATTAACTGACTGGCTAGAATCTTTAAATACAGAAGATTCATTTACCACTACAATGGAAAAGGTTTTTACTGATTTACAAGCAACAGGAAATGGATACCTAGAAATAGGAAGAACAACTCGTGGAGATATTGGATATGTCGGCCATATACCATCAACTACAATGCGTGTTCGTAGATTGCGTGATGGCTTTGTTCAGGTCATTGCAAATAAGGTTGTTTACTTCCGTAACTTTGGTGCTACCAATGCAAATCCTCTTGGAACAGATGCACGACCAAATGAAATTATTCATTTTAAAGAATACTCACCTCTAAATACTTTTTATGGTGTTCCAGATATTATGTCTGCAATTGGATCTCTTCATGGCGATCAACTTGCATCACAATACAATATCGACTACTTCCAAAACAAAGCAACACCAAGATATGTTGTAACACTAAAGGGCGCAAAGTTATCTGCAGAAGCAGAAGACAAAATGTTTAGATTTCTTCAGACAGGACTTAAGGGGCAGAATCATAGAACACTCTACATCCCATTGCCAGGAGACTCTGATACAAACAAGGTAGAGTTCAAGATGGATCCAGTTGAAAACGGAGTCCAGGAAGCATCATTCAAGGAATATAGAAAGCAAAATCGTGATGATATTCTTGTTGCCCATCAAGTACCACTTTCTAAAATTGGTGGATCTGATTCGGCAGCAATCGCAGCAGCACTTTCTCAAGATCGTACATTTAAAGAGCAGGTTGCAAGACCAGCACAAAGAAACCTTGAAAAAATGATCAACAAGATCATTAATGAAAAAACAGATATTCTTGAGTTTAAGTTTAATGAACTTACACTTACAGATGAAATTGCTCAGTCACAAATTATTGAAAGACTTGTTAAGACACAGGTAATGCTTCCAAATGAAGGTCGAGAACTTCTTGGTCTCCCACAGATTGAAGGTGGCAACGAACCACTACAACTTAAGCCAGAGCAAGTTTCAAGTGATAATGCAAACAGAGCACGGGACACAGAAAGAACTAATAATCAGTCCGATGGTCCAGCCACAGTAAGTGGTCGTAATCCAAAGGGTGAAGGTCGTAAGTTTAACGATATGACCGAAATGTCCGAATAGTAAGGCTTTAATAAAAAGGGGTATATAATATAATAACCATGACTATATCTAAAGCCCATTGGGATACTAAGGGCGACAGCGTTCGCCTTTCCCTTCCGTTTGCTAAAGTCGATAAAGACAGACGTATAGTCTCAGGTTTTGCGTCCCTTGATAACTTAGATAAGCAAGACGACATAGTAACAGCAGAAGCATCAATGTCAGCATTTGCAAAATTTCGAGGTAACATTAGAGAAATGCATCAACCAGTAGCAGTAGGCAAAATGGTATCATTTAAAGAAGATAAGTATTTTGATCCAGAATCAAAAAAGTTTTATAGTGGAGTTTTTGTTTCCGCATATGTTTCAAAGGGTGCACAAGATACCTGGGAAAAAGTTTTAGATGGAACTCTTACTGGTTTTTCAATTGGCGGAAGAATGAATAAGTGGGATGATGCCTATGACGAGAAAACAGATAAAACAATTAGAGTTATTAAGGAATATGATTTGGTAGAGTTGAGTCTTGTAGATTCCCCTGCTAATCAATTTGCAAATATTATGTCAGTAGAAAAAGTTGATGGTGTTGATGTTATTAAAGGCGATGGATCAAACACTGTACTTGAAAATGTTTTTTATGATAGTGAATCAGGCATTGTTTTGTTATCTGAAGAAGAATCAGTTACAAGCCCAATAACTGGTAATGAAATGAAAAATATAGGATTCGTTGAAAAAACGGATAGCGAAAAAATAAACATGATGAAATTCTTAGTTGATAGTGCTAAAGGCATTAATACTTCTAAGATTAACAAGGAGGTACAACCTATGACAGAAAACACAGAAACAGTTGCAGAAGTTATTAAAACAGAAGCACCAGTAGAAGTAACAAAGTCAGAGGTCGCTCCAGAGGTTGATGCCGTAGTTGAGGCACCTACAGAAGAAGTTGCAAAGGCTGATGAAGCCGTAGCATCTGAAGAAGTTGCAAAGTCTGAAGAGACTCCTGCAGTTGATGTAGTTGAAGAAGTTACAGAGGTATCTAAATCAGATGAAACAACTGTTGACTCAGTTGAAGAAATCAAGAATACTCTAGAATCAGCCTTTAGCGATCTAGTATTAACAGTTAAGTCATTGCAGGCAGAAGTAGAAATGCTTAAGTCTACAAAGGTTGATGTTGATACAGCAAAAACATCATTTGAAGCAGTTGCAAAAGATATTGCATCAGTATCAAATGTTTTCAATGAATTTGGTAAGCGTGTGGAACTTGTAGAGCAAGACACTGCTTTCCGAAAGTCTGGCGATCTCGGCGAGATAGTACAGAATCAACCTGAAACGGTTGAAAAATCCCTATGGGGCGGTAGTTTCCTCAAAACAGCCGACTTATTTAATTAAAAAAACAATAAGTAAAAAATCACAGGAGGTGACAATATGTCGGAACAAGAAATAATCAAGAACCAACCTGGAACTTCAGGTAATCTAGGTGGAACAGCACCAGGACTCTATCAGGGTCAAGGAGCGTTCGCATCAGGTTCAGATGCAGGAGTAAACGTACCAGGTAACTACACAGACGGTGGAGTACTTGGAAATATCCCTACATCAAATAACGGTCTAACAGATGGACCAAATGCAGTAAACCCTTCAGGTGAGGCTGGATCAGGTATCCTACGCCCAGAGCAAGCACGTCGTTTTATTGACTACGTGTGGGATGCAACCACTCTCGCCCAAGATGGCCGTCGTGTTACTATGAGAGCCAATACAATGGAACTCGAAAAGGTAAACGTCGGAGAGCGTGTAATTCGTGCAGCAGCACAAGCAGTTGGCGACTACACAAACGCAGGAGCAACATTCTCAAAGGTTGAATTGACTACAAAGAAGATTCGTCTTGACTGGGAAGTTTCTGCAGAAGCACTAGAAGATAATATCGAAGGTGCACAACTAGAAGATCACATTGTTCGCTTAATGACAAACGCTTTCGGTAATGATATCGAAGACCTTGCAATTAACGGAACAGGATCAGGATCAGACGCATTCCTTTCAATCATGGAAGGTTTCGTCCCTCACGTAAAGACTGATGGAGATGCCCATGAAGCAGTTGTTACAGTTACAAATAATAACTGGACAACAGATGCAATGCAGAAGATCATTCTAGCAATGCCACGTAAGTACCGTGCAATCAAGTCTAACTTGAAGTTCTATGCTGGTACAGATGCGTTCCAAGGAATCATTAAAAATAATGGTACTCTTGCAGACGCAATCGCAGAAGCATTTGCTGGTACACCAGCAGGTACACCTGCAAACCGTCAAGCATACCTTGATGGTACAGCACAGACATTCGGTGGAGCACGTACAACTCGTGTTCTAGGAATTGACGTACAAGAAGTTCCTTACTACCCTGCAGGATATGTCGATTTGACATTCCCACAGAACCGTGTATGGGGCTTCCAACGTGATATCACTGTTAACCGTGAATACAAGCCAAAGAAGGATACTGTAGAATATACAGTCTTCGTTCGCTTCGGTATTCAATGGGAAGAACAAGATGCTATCGCATACGCTGACGCTGCAGCAGATGCATAATCTGTAAACAGTAAAAAAAATTAGGGGGAGTAGGAGTTAACGCTCCTGCTCCCCTTATCATTTATAATGATATAATACTATTTAGGAGGAAAAAAATGGAAAATTTTAATAATAATCCTGCAGAAGAAGCAGTTGTAGAAACACCATCAGTTGTAGAAGCACTAGTTGCTGAAACACCAGTTGTTGAGGAAGCACCTGCAGCACCTGCACAGGAAGAATCAAATACAGAAGAGCCATCAGCAGTCACAGCACCATCATATGCTGGATCAGATATGGTTCAGGCTGTTGGAACAGTAGCCAATGGAGCAATTGGTGCAACTACTGCAAAGCGTGAACCACGCAAAGCAGCAGCAAAGCCTGTAAAGGATGAAAAGACAGTTGCTATCAAGTCAACCAAGAATGTTTCTTGGGTTGGCGTTGGTAAGGTTTCAAAGGGAATCAATATTGTTTCTCAAAAAGAAGCAGACCAGTGGCTCACTCGTGATCACATTACATTAGTTACACCAGAACAAGTTAAATCGGAATTTGGTGCATAGTTAATGGAAGTTCTGAGAGTTCCGCCATATGAAACAATTGCAGTAAATTTTGTTGTTCCTTCAGGATATAACAATGTAGACATTTATGCAAGAATTACAGATATGGCGGATCTTTCAGTACAGAGTATAGAGTTTTTAGATTCATCTACAGGAGATGATTTAGAGATTTCTCTTCCTGGAAGATACGACAATAATTACAGAGTAGAAATTTTTAAAATTGTTAGCGGTACAGAGGTTTTAATCTATGAAGAGTTTTATGAACTAATTAGACCATACGTAGACCCAAATACATTAGGAACAACTGCATCAGAGATTGCAGAATATAAAATTTTAGAATTAGTGGCAAGATCAATGATAGATACATTTGTACCAGAAGGATTTTATAACAAAAAGATAACAATAGTTGGAACTGGAAATGGATCAGATTACTTCTCTTTATGGGAAAAGGTTTATAGAGTATTCAAGGTTTATGAAAATAATGTTTTGGTCTATGATAGATCAAATCCAGACCTAGGCGACTATCAGTATGCTATAACACCAGACAAGACTGCTATACAAAGAGTTCGCCAAGATGTTCTTGAGTTGAATAGATACGAATCAACAGCACAAAAATTACCAGTAGCAAGCGGAGATCTTGGCTACTATGGATATGAGGGAGTCTCATTCCCATCAGGATACGATTACACATTTGTTGTAGACCATGGATATTTGAACGTACCAGATGATGTTGAGTATGCAGCAAAATTACTAATTGAAGATCTTAAGTGTGGAAAATTAGACTACTATAAGAGATATGTTACATCATACAATACAGACCAATTCAGAATTCAGTTTGATAAGGCAATGCTTGGCGGTACTGGAAACTTCTTAGTAGATAAGATTCTTGACAAATATGTTAAGACCATTGTCAAGCCAGGGATAGTTTAATGATATGCGAAGAGCCAGATTTTATTTTTCCTATGCAAGCGGATGTTTACTATCCAGTTGTTGATCAGGGCATTTACGGAAATGTTAAGAAAGCCTGGATACTAGACAAGACTATTGCTGGTAATTTTAATTCTGTAGGTAGTGCAGGAAAAGAAGAAATAACTCCCAATGTCAATATAACTCAAAAGACATTGCTTATTGGTAGAGTTAAGACAGATATTAGGGTTTCAAGTTTAGATGCCAATCATTCAGTAACAAACATTATTATAACAAATATTCGTGATAAAAACTGCAATTACATATACACAGAGACAGCAGGACCACGAGCAGGAAAATCTACAATATTTGAAATTGCAACACAAGAACCATTTGTAGGACCATTTGGCGGTACTGAATATTACAATCTCGTTATACGTAGATCTGAAAATCAGGCGGTAGATATATGATAAACCTGAAGTTTGATGCAAGAAAATTTAATAAAGAAATAAACAACATAGTAAACTATTCATATGGGTTTGTTGAAGGTGCAATTGCTGCAAAAACAGAGTTTTTAAATAATCTTGGATCTGCTGTTTCAGAGCAAGCAGGCTTATTTATTGACTCAAATGCAAGGGTAGACGAACAGTCACTCCATCATGTTTATGAATGGTATAACGCAGGCAATCAGAGTGCAAGACTTTTTGATATTAAATACTCAATAAATAATCGTGGGGTGTCATTCACCTCCGACTTTAAACAATCTACAAGTATTAAAGCAGGATCAAATGTTGCATTTCAAGATAAAGCAAGAATTATGGAAAATGGAATAGCAGTGACCATAGCACCAAAGAATTCTGATGTTTTAAGATTTGAAGTTAATGGAGAAGCAGTGTATACAAAAAAGCCAGTAACTGTACAAAATCCTGGAGGAAATGTACAGGGACAGTTTGCAAACACATTTGATACATTTTTTAATGTATATTTCACTCAAGCATTTTTAAGATCTAGTGGTCTGTCACAATACTTTAATAATCCAATGGTATATAAGGCAAACTTGCGTAGAGGTAAAACTGGTGGCAAGGGTGTTGGCAAGGCAGTAGGGTATCGCTGGGTAGCAAATGCAAAGGTGGTAGCATAATGTCAACATCAACACTTAACACCCCAGGACTATGGGTAAACAAGTATTTACAGGAAAAGATTTTTCAGGGAACAGATATTGCTATGCCATTTTTTCCAACAGCACCAAACACTATAGACGATTTAACAGAGCAGTGGGTAGTTATAAATGGAGAAAGGCTGTCCTATCAAGGAGTAGTTGCTGTATATGACAGACTAATTAGAATGAGAAGATCTGCATTCCCACACATAAAATGCGAACAATTACTATACTATTTCTATGCAACTCAAAATGATGTAACTGAAAGCATGATCAAGGTTCAAGAAGCAGTTTTAAGACTAATGGACCGTGGAGATGAAACAGCAGAGGACATAAATGTTTGGGCAAAAGGCAAGGACTTTGGCGGAATTACCTGCAAGTTCTACTTCCACAATTTTAAGATTTACCAACTAGAAGAGGTCAGGGATATTGTTGACTTTGGTACGGCCAGAACCTTCGGCGGTAATAAAATGATTATTGACTATGACTATCATCAAATGCCAGACATAATTGAATCTATAAATTAATAAAAGGGCTGTATAATTATACTTGAGGAAACAAGCCCTTTATTCTATAAGAAAAAAAGAGGTGAAAACTATGGCATATACAAGAGGTAACAGTTCACAAATCATCGTGGGTGCAGCAGCACTTTTCACATATGAAGGTGGACAACTTCAAGATACAGACCTTCCAGCATACGCAAATGGAACATCATTTAAAGATACACTGTCTTTGACAGCAAATCAAGATGAATTCCGCAATGTTGGTTACACAATGAATGGTTTGGAACTACAGTTCCAACCAGATTTTGGTGAGGTTGCAGTGGATCAGGTGCTTGACGTTGCTAAACTATACAAGCAAGGCATGCAAGTAAACTTGAACACAACATTCGCAGAGGCAACTCTCGAAAATCTTCTTGTTGCATTAGCAGCAAAAGATACAGACAAGTCTGACCTAACAGGTACAGGACTTGCAGCAGGTTCTGAGGAACTTAACCTTTCCGCAGGTGAACTAGGCGAATGCCCAGTTGAGCGTGGTTTGGTAGCAGTTGGTCCAGGTACAGGTGACTGTGCAGCAGGATCAACAATCGAACGTATTTATGTTGCATACCGTGCACTTTCAATCGAAAATGTAACAGTATCAGCAAAGCGTGACGAAGCGACAATGTTTGAAGTATCGTTCCGCCTTCTTCCAAATGATGATGCATCATATGGTAAGATCGTAGATCGTACAATTCCAGCAGGAATCTAATACAACTTAATAACATTATTGCCCTTCTCATTAATTTGAGCGGGGCAATTTTGTTTTTGGTATACTATATAGATGGCTACTGAAATTTACAAAATAAATTATATCTATTTAATAGATGGTGAAGAGTTAGAAATATCACCATTAAAAATAAAATATCTAAGACGTTTTATGGAAAAGTTTGAAGATGTTAAAAAGGCCAAAAATGATTATGAAACTATCACAGCATTATCTATTTGTGCTATGGAATGCATGAAACAGTTTAAGCCAGACATAGCAACAAGTATTGAAAAGTTTGAAGAGTTTGTAGATTTGAAGACAATTTATAGATTGCTTGAACTTTCAGCGGGTATAAAAATAGACAAGGATTCAGAAGAACCAGTAAAGAAACAGGCAGTAGAGAGTGGATCTTCTTGGGATGATTTAGATTTAGCACAACTAGAATCAGAGGTATTTCTTCTTGGCATATGGAAAGATTATGACGAGTTGGAAAAATCTCTTTCTATGCCAGAACTTACTGCAGTCTTGAATGTTAAAAGAGAAGAAGACTATACACATAAAAAATTTCTAGCAGCCATGCAGGGGGTTGATTTAGATAAAAATAATAAACCAAATGAATGGGAAGAGATGAAGGCTAGGGTATTTAGCAAAGGCAAAGCAGCCAATGCAAATGATATAGTTGCCCTTCAAGGACAAAATGCAGCAAATGCAGGATTTGGCATTGGGATGGGCCTGACATATGAAAAAATTGATTAAAAAAATAATACCTGCTATGGTATAATTAACTATCAACCTAACGGAGGAAAGATGACTGACAATGTAGAAAATACTGTTCAAAAGTTAAGACTTGTTGACGGTACAGAGTTTGAAGTAAAACCGCTAAAGATTTCACTATTGCGACCATTTATGAAAAAGTTTACTGGTCTAACAGAAGTAGCGGACGATAATGACAAGTCAATGGATCTATTGCTCGATTGCGTTCAAATTGCATTTAAGCAATTTTATCCAGATCTTGCAGAAGATAGAGAAAAACTTGAAGAAAGCCTAGACCTTCCAACGGTCTATAAGATCATCGATGCAGCATCTGGATTCTCACTTTCAGATACAACAGCACTCGTTGGTCAAATGTCAAAATAAAAAAGAGGGTGTAATGATTGTCTGATGTAAACGCTAATATTGGCATTGTCTTTGATACTAAAGAGGCACTTGCTAGTTTACGTCAATTACAGGCTGGTTTAAGTCGATTTAATCAGTCACTAACTCAGGGCAATGTTGCAGCAGCAAATGCTCAAAAAGGTCTTAATGATCAACTAGTTCAGGCAATCAACTCTACTGGTAAATTTGTAGCGTCACAAAAAACAGTAGCAACAAGTACAAATGCTTTTACAACAGCACTTGAAAAAAATCAACTTAGTATGCGTGAGTACTTTAGGTACACCGCAGCAGCATCAACAGCAAACACAAAAGTTTTAGGTCGTGCTTTTGCTGCTGAAAGAGATATTATTAACCGTACTCGTAGAGATAGAGTAAAGGCACTTCAGTCTCAATATATACAACTAACAAGTGCTAACGGTGAACTTGTAAAAGTTTTGAAGGTAGTTCCAAAACATCTTGAAATGACCAATGGACGATATGCAGACTATGCAACTAGAGTCCAAATGGCTGCACAAAGACAACAACTTCTTAATCAGTTAATTAAACAAGGCTCTACCCAACTTTTAAATTTTGGTAAAAATACACAGTGGGCAGGTCGCCAGTTAATGGTTGGTTTGACAATTCCGCTTACATTGCTTGGTTCTGTTGCAATGAAGACATTCCGTGATATGGAAGAGGCGGTTGTTAAGTTTACAAGAGTCTATGGTGATATGACGACAACATCTGATGCAACTAATAAGGCTGTTGAAGATATTCAAAGACTTGGCAAAGAATTTACAAAATACGGAATAGCAGTAAAAGACACAGTTGAGATGGCAGCAACTGCTGCAGCAATGGGTCTTACAGGAAATGATCTAAATCAGCAGGTTATTGCAGCAACAAAACTTTCTGTACTTGGTCAAGTTGAACAGCAACAAGCACTTGAGACAACCATTTCTTTGCAGAATGCATTTGGTATATCTGCAGATCAACTTGCACAAAAAATTAACTTTCTTAACGCAGTAGAAAACCAGACTGTTCTTTCTATTGAGGATTTAACGATAGCAGTTCCAAAGGCTGGACCAGTCATAAAGCAACTTGGTGGAAGTGTAGAAGATCTTGCATTCTTTATGACTGCAATGAAAGAGGGCGGAATTAATGCATCAGAGGGTGCTAACGCCCTTAAATCTGGTCTTGCTTCTATGATTAACCCTTCAAAAAAGGCTAGTGAATTTCTTGCTGGCCTTGGAATAAACATAAAAGGTATTGTTGAAGCAAATCAGGGAGACCTTAAGAATACAGTAATTGGTTTTGCACAAGCACTCGATACACTAGATCCGCTTAACCGTGCAAGAGCAATTGAGCAACTATTTGGTAAGTTCCAGTTTGCTCGTTTATCAACACTATTTCAGAATGTTACAAAAGATTCTTCACAAGCAGCAAGAGCACTTGGCTTAGCAGGAGCATCAGTTGAAGAATTAGCAATCCTATCTGAGCGAGAATTAGGTAAGGTAGAGAATGCAGTTGGAATCAAATTCCAAAAATCAATTGAACAATTAAAGCAAGAATTAGTTCCAGTTGGTAAGGCATTCCTAGAAGCATTAACTCCAATCGTTAATTTCTTTGGAAAAATTTTAGAAAGATTTAACAACTTTAGTGATGGTACTAAAAAAGCAATCGCAATTGTTATTGGAGTTGTTGGTGGTTTAGCACCAGTTGCACTGATGACATTTGGTTTGCTTGCAAACGGTCTTGCAAACTTGATTAAATTCTTTGCAATGCTTCGTGGAGGTATGGCAAAACTTAATGGACAAAATGCAGTACTTGGCGGAGGATTTGATTATTTAACACAACAGGAAATTGAAAATCTTGCAGAAACAAATGCTTTGCATATGTCGCACAAAACACTTATTGAGACATTTAATATTGAAGCAGGATCTGTCAACGCACTTGCAGCAGCATATAGAAATGCAGGTTCACAGGCTAGAGCACTTGCTGCTTCAAGTCCAGGACTATTTAATGCAGCCCCAGGTGCAAAGGGAGCGGTATCTGGAATCAGAATGTCAGCAGGTGGAGTAGTCCCAGGTACTGGAAATAAAGATACAGTTCCAGCAGTACTAACTCCTGGTGAAGTTGTTTTAACAAAGCAAACAGTTAAAGATAACCCAGAGACTGTTGCAGCATTGCAAAATGGAAGTGTTAGAAGGTACATGGCTGGTACTGCAGATAATTCAAGAAGTGGTGCAAGTTATCGTGGAGTTCATAACCTAATTATGGGAAGGTCTGGTCTTGATAATGGGCCGACATCACAAGCACAATCAGTATCATCTTCTAAAGATTTACCAGGATTTTTACAAAAAGAATATGACAGAATTGCAAAACTAAATGAAGCAAACCTTAAGCGTTATGCAGAACTTACTGGTATGGGCACAGAGAAAACAATGGAAGAAATTCGTGCTGCAGTCCTTAAAAACTTTGAAGAACTACTTGCAGAAGTTAAAGCAAAAACTGGAAAACTTACACAACAAGGATTAAATGAAATAGGAAAGGCTCCAGGAGCCAATGGTGGACCAAGCATCATGGGTAGATGGTTTAAGAAATTTGATGAGGGACAGGGTGGATCTTTTGCACACGTAGGAGATACACATAGGGTTTCTGCAGATACAGCATCTAGTTTAAAGGTTTCTCCAAAAATTCAAAAACAAATGGATATTGTTAAAGCCTACTATGCAGAAACTGGAAGACAGACACCAGATGTAAGAGTTGCAGATGCATTTGGATTTGACATGAAACAGTCTGTCAACAGAGGAATGGCAAGCCCAAATCAAAGAGGTTTTGAAAAGAAAAATGGTAAAACTGTAGGTGCTGCATTTGAAGAAGAGTTTGCAAGAACAGGTTCTGAAAAGTGGAAGACTATGACAGAACTTGTCGGTGCAGATTTTGACAAGATTCATTCTCAGGTAGAAATTTATGACAAGGCATTACTTCAAAAGGTTCAGGCCTGGAATCAAGAAAATGCAGGGAAAAAGATTCCAGAGCCTTTTACAGATGATGTATTTCTAAAGTTAGAATCAGAAGTTAGAAAAGATATAGACTCCCTTATTCCTGATTTTAAGGGTGTAATTGAAACAGCAAAAAGAACTATTACTGCACTTAGAACATCTATTAAGCAAGAAGATCTTGGGCCAATTAATGATCGCCTTGCAAAAGCAGGTGCTGGAACTCTTGGTCCAAAATCAAGCAATGCAAAATATGGAAATGTTGAAGCAAGAACTGCATCAGAGGTTCTTGGAACTATAGATGATCTTCCAGCAAGTGTTGAAAAGAGTTTAACTAAAGCAGAGAAAATAGCACAAACCGCTTCACCTTCAAAGAGAACTAGAAAACTTGGACAGGATATTGGTGACGGACTTATTGAAGGAATGAAGTCTAGAGAAGCAGGTGTGGCTTCTCAATCAGATAGACTTGCAAATGCCGCATCAAATATTGATACTGCAAATCTTGAAAAATACAGGGCTATGAGAGCAGATCCTGAGATGCGTCAAAGACAAAAGTCTATAGACAGACATTATAGAAAACTAACTGGAAAGTTAGTAACTACTACAAAATTAAATGATGTAATTGCACAACAAACAAAAACTACAAGTGTAAATGTTGCTGAGTCTGCTGCACAAGAACAAAGATTAAATGATTTAAGACAACAAGAAATTATTGCAAAAGAGCAAGCAGTTAGAAATGCACAGGCAGCAGCAGCAGCAGGAAACTACCCAGGAACATCTCAGTCAGACATTGTTGCTGGAGATATCGGATTTATTGGTCCACTTACACCAGAACAACAGAAGATAAACGCTGCAAACCTTAAAACACAAAGAAAGTTAGAGGTTAAGCAGGCAAGGGGAATGCGTAGAGAAGCAGTTGGACAATACTCTGGTAAGGCTGCAGGAGCACTAGGCTCTGCTGCAATGATATCTGGAATGATGGGGGCCGATGCAAGAGTTACTGGTGCTTTAGGAACTGGTTCAATGATTGCGTCATTTGCACCAATGCTTGCTGGCCTTAGTGGGCCTCAAGGACTTGGAGTTGCTGCTGTTGCTGTTGCTGGTAGTTTATATATTCTTAATAAAAATGCAGAGCAGGCTGCAAAAAAGCAGGTAGAACTTGCTAATCTAACCCAAGCAACAAGTGCAAAAATGAAGTCTGTTGGAGAACTTACTGGAAAAGTAGGTGCTTCAGAAATTATGTCACGTAGAAGACAAGAAGCAACATCAAATAAATTTACAACAAACTATGAACGAAAAGGACAACAGTTTGGCACTACATTTTTAGATGCAGATGTTGGAAAAAATTTTTCAAGTGGTTATACACAAAACTTAAAAACAAATCAAAAGTCTGCTAACGACAAGGCAGCACTGGAACTTGCCAAGTACGTTTCAGATGGAGTAATGAGTGGTATTGAAGCAGCAGATGTTGCAAGACAACTTGCAATTAAGTTTGGCGACATGACCATTGAATCTAAGATTAATGCAAAGTTAAACACTCTAATTGGTCCAAATGGAGAAAATATACTACTAAATCCTTTAGAGGTTAGAGTAAAGTTAATTCAAGAAGATACTGATATTGCTGACTCAATGCAGAAACAACTGGAACAAGGAATTAGCAATTACAACAACTCCTACCTTGGTGGTACAAGTAAGGGTGCTGGATTTGGCGGAACGGGCAATGGGCGTAACTTTAGTTATGGGGAACTATTCAAACAAACCAATCAAGAAAAAATGGCTGCATATGGTGCAGCATCTGGAATTAACAACATACAGTCTGCTCAAGCACAGGTTGATTCATATAACCTAACAATGGAAAAAAAGATTAAAGAACTTGAAGCACAAAAACTGTTAACACAAGATAAAGCAAAGCAAGCAGTAATAGAGGCTCAAATAAAAGGTTTGCAAAAAGAGCAAGAATCTGGTTCAAGAAAATTAAATTCAAAGGTTAGAGATTCTGTTGCAGATCAGTTAAAGTTATTTAAGATAGCCCAACAAAGAAAAGCAGTAGAAGATGCATTCTTTGATGCACAAAAGCAATCTGTAAGACAAAAATACAAGGGCACAGCACAAGAAGGATTTGTTGATTCTTTATTAGGAAAAACTGCAGATTTAAAGAGCAAACAATTAGAGGTTAAAATAAATGCAATAGTTGGTTCTGGTCAGATGGATCCGCTTACAGCAACCTCACTTCTTGACACATTTGCAGGGGATGAAAAAGAATTAAATAAACAACTAAATATTGGAATAAATGCACATGGTGCAGATAAGTTTATGATATTAGTTAAGAACCTTGGAATAGTAGAAGATAAAGATATTAATAAAAATCTTACGATTAAAATAAATACTCTTAAGGGTAAAGAGTTTGATGATATGAATGCCACATTAGCACAACTTTCAACCATAGATGATAAAGATTTTAATGTTAATCTATGGCTTGGTAAAGATTCAGATAAAGCACTTAAAAAATTAGAAAGACTTACTGGTCTATTAAATCGTGTTGAAGGTTTGCCAGATCCAATAACTAAGGATGTAATTATTAATCAGCAAAGTGTTGGCAATGATACTAACTATAAAGAAGGAATGGCTGGAGTTATTGCAAATTGGACATATTTTGATTCACTGCCAGATGTGGTTCAAAAAACTGCAATTCAAACATATATAACAGAATATACAGTTGTAGATCCAGAAAGAGTTAAAGCATATATGGCAAAGAACCCTGGTGTTGATGAAACAACAGCAAGGCAGAGACTTGCATTCCAAGGAACTAAACCACAATATTCTGCAACTATGGCTCCACCTAGAGTACCAGGTAATGGATCTAGTACAAATGATGGTGGTGGTACCAATCCACTAGACTTCCTTGATTCACTTGCAATGAGAATTAAAAATGTTCGTAATGGAGCCTTTGATGCAACAAATCCACTTAAATCTATGATTGCAGCATTTAGTGGAAAGCAAGCACAAAAAGATGTTTCAAAGATGTTTACCTTATTTGATGGTTTACAGCAGAGAATGATTAAACTAGGTGTTCCAAAAGAATTTAGAGATATGATTTCTGGAATGAGTGCAGATGATTTTAAAAAGTTTGCATCATTGCCAAAGGGTAAAAATATGTTTACTTATGAAAATGGTAAACCAAAAACAAAAGCAAACATTACTGGATTAACAAAAGAAGGCCAGGCAGTTATGCAGGCATACCGTGAAGCGGTAATTGGTGAATTCAATGTTGCACAAAAAGAAGTTTTAGAAACAACAAAAAATCAAGATGAAGCATTTAAAATTCTGATTGCTTCTGGAATGAGCACATCTGATGCGCTAAAAACTGTAGAAGATTCTGCAGTAGCAGCAGGTATTGCATCAGGAGCGGTTGGCAAAAAAGGCTCTGAAGAAATGAAAAAGTTTATTGCAGACACTCAAGCAGCATCTGATGCAACTTCAAGACTTAATGCGCTAACCAAAGCAAGACAAGCAAACTCAGACTTTGCTATTTCAAAAAATGCTCCAGGACTAGCAAAATCTATGAAGGAAGCGGGATATAGTGCTGATCAAATTAATGAAGCCTTGTCAGATCCTGATATTGCAAAGTATCTAATTGAAGATCTTAAAGATGGAAAGATTGAAGCAGGAGATATAAAAGACTACATTGATTCAATCGCAGAAAAGAAATCAATCGATATTCGTGTAAAACTTGCAATGGGAGATTTTGCAGGGGCAGCAGAAGAAGGAAGACAACTAGTAAATGAAATGTTCTCTGTACAAGAAGCACTAATTAGAACTGGACCACTTGGACAACAACTAGATGCAAATAATCAAAAGATTGCAGATTACCAAGAAGAACTGCTTCCATTCCAAAAACAAGTTGCTGACATTAATCAGTCAATAGCAGATGCACAAAGAAGCATTGAGATTGCATATACAAGACCAATAGAGGCTCTTCAAACTCAGATAGAATCATTAGATAGACAACTTGAAACAAGTCCAATATTTGGCAATCGTGCAATGAAAGAAATTCAGGATCAAAACATAATTTATGGAAATGATCTTGCTGTTATATCTCATCAAGCGGATGCTGTTAATAAGTCTTATGACGAACAAGTAAAAAGCCTCAATGATGTAAAGGCTGCTAACGATCAGATAATTGCTCAACAGGGAAGACAACTTGGACTTGCCGATGCACTGACTCAGGGTGATATTGCTGCTGCAGCGCAGGCTGTGCAGGAAATGAGACAGGCAAATGCTGATCAATATGCTACATCACAAATGGATGCTGTTGAACAGGCAAGACAAAATGCTTTAGGAAGATTAAAGGGTCCACAATCTGGATTAACTGAAGCACAAATTCAAGAACAACAATATCAAAATGCTCAAAAACTTTATGCTATGGAAAATAATCCAGCAAGACTTAAGATAGTTACAGACATTCAAAATAAGCAAGATGAAATTTACAAATTGCAACAACTTCAAAATGCAGAACTTGCTAAAATTAAAACAAAAGAAGATGAAATTTACAATATTGAAAATACAAAGATTCGTCCAATTCAAACAAACATAGATGCATTGACATATCAGAATACTGTTCTGCAAACTCAAATAGATAAACAGGTTCGTTCATTGACCGTATTGGGGCAAACTCGTGGTGAATGGGATCTGACATTTGCAAAGATTGATGCATCTGCACTTGCATCAAAGAATTTAGATAGAGAATTTGGTGCACTATTAACATCTGCAACATCAATTGATAAGATGTGGGATTCAATCTTATCAAAGATTCAGCGGTATGCTGCAGGAGTTCCAGCAAGTGTTACAGCACAGCAACAGAGTTTTACATCTTCGGTTCCTAAGACAGATGCAGAAGCAGCAGCAGATAAAGCAGCAAGAGATGATGCAGCCGCAATTGCAGCATTAGATAAAGCAATAAAAGGAAAAGATGATGGAAATACTTCTTCTCTAGGCTTTACTAATAATACTTTAGGTTCAGAACCAGACAAGAAAGTTGCAGTAATTGTTAAGTCTGGCGATACACTTTCTGGCATTGCAAAAGCAAATGGAACAACTGTAGCAGCACTACAGGCTGCAAACCCTAAATTAATGACAGATGATAAATATAATGATGGAAGAACAATATTTTCTGGAACAAAAATTAATATACCCCCTTCTGCGCTATATAGAGCAAAGGGTGGAATTGTTCCTAATTACTTTACATCAGGGGGATTTGCAAGAGGAACAGACACAGTTTCAGCAATGCTAACACCTGGTGAGTTTGTAATGAGTAAGTATGCTGTTGATAGTTATGGTATTGGCACAATGAAGGCAATAAATAGTGGATCCCAACAACTTGGATCAGTGTATAATTATGAGTTGACTGTAAATGTTAAGTCAGATGCTAATGCAAATGATATTGCAAATACAGTAATGACTAAGATTAAGCAGGTTGATTCTATGAGAATAAGAGGTAATAAACTATAATGGCTACTAACCCAAATGCTGCTGCCTATATGTCTGGTAGAAGAAAATATCAAAGACCACAAGCAATGTTATGGTCAGAAAACTCTGGCACATTGGTTAATGGTGTTTATGTTCCAAATGGCTATGAAGTTGGATCAACAACTGGATCAGAGACAGACGAATCTGCATTTAATCAGTTCTTAATTCTTTCTGATGACAATAGACAACCAATAGATTTTAAACCAACTAGAATTGAAAAGCGTGAGCGAATGATTAATGGAAGAATGCGCTCTTATCATATTGCAGATAAGTTGACAATTTCTACTAGTTGGTCTATGCTTCCTTCTAGATCTTTTGCACTTGCTCCAGAATTCAATCCATCAAATGGAAAGCCTTTAGTAAAAGAAAAAAATTCTTTAGAGTATACCTCTGATGGCGGTGCTGGAGGAGTAGAACTTCTTGATTGGTACGAAAACCATCAAGGATCTTTTTGGGTATATCTAGCATATGATAAGTACTCAAATTTTGGCAAAGATGATGCAGACTATGGACACCTTGGCCAATACAATCAATTGGTTGAAATGTTTTTTAGTGATTTCTCTTATAGCGTACAAAAGCGTGGCGGAAGTAATCATGATTTTTGGAATATCTCAGTAACGCTGGAAGAGGCATAGAATGTTTCAAAGTGATGAATTAAAAAATCATCTTCAAACATCCTCAGTTATCAGAACTAATTCTGCTGTGATTGCTGAGTGGAATATGAATATACCAGAAAATATTCAAAAAATTGGTAACTATAGATATAGACCAACACAAGATAGTTCAGTATACAAAAATATTATTTCTAGTTTTAATGATGGAGAAGATAAAAATACTCAGGTTCCGTTTTATTATGGGGCAACCGATGCGGATGTAACAATTGATGGAGGCGTTGATGATATTAATCAGCCCACATTATTTACCTCCAGAAAAGAATACATCAAACTTATTTATTCATTAGAAAATTGCTTTTATAAGTTTAGACCACGATCAGGCGTTAATAAGGCTTCGTATTTTTCAAACTCTTATATTCATAATGCTAATTCAGATATGGCAAAAAGACCAAGATATTATATGCCAGATAAAGGAGATTACTTTAAATACTGGACATCCTATAGAACTGAAAATGGATCGGAATATGGAATTTCAAATAAAACTATTAATGGTCAGCACTACATTGAAGATGCAGCACCCTTTGTTGTTTATAAAAATAAAATCCCAGTAAATAGAGTTGTAGTAAAGATGCAAACACATATTGGATCCGTTGACTTAGGTCCATTTTCTACATCTTCTAAGTCATTCTCAGACCCATTTTATGGCAATTCAAATAAAAAGACACCAGTTAAGTGGAAAATTCAAGCACTTAAAAATAACAACTGGGTTGATATAAAGAAATTCGATGCAAGCACGACAAGAAAAAACGGTACAGCAATAATTGGTCCAGATGGATATGTAGAACTAGCATATGGACTAATCGTTCCAGATAAATATCAAGATATCTTTATTAAGGCAGAAGAGCATGCAACAACATCAACTTTACCAGAAGCGTCAATAAATGGTTATGCATATTTAGTTAAAGAAAATGAAGATTCCTTGGGCACATATTATGTTTGGGTATCCGATAAATATGAAACTTTTATTCCTACATATGGCTGGTATTTAAATGAGGAAACAGTAGATAGACTAACTAACTTTGTTACAGATACAACATCTCCAATTCAATATTCAAATGCGTCTGATGGCTTACCAATGTATAGAGAGTTTGAATATATTAATGGTTTGAGAATTGTTGTTGATACTATGACAAGGGTTGATTCAACTTTTGATTTAATTGAACTATCACCAAGACTAGTTGTAGATTTATCAGGAAAGACAGTTGATTTTTCAATAACAAAGGCAGCCTCCGATTTAGGATCTTCTGGTCTTCCAGTTGGACAGTTACTTGCTTCAAATGGAACCCTAAAACTGTTTGACTATGATCAAGCATTTAATCCAAACAATGATAATAGTATTATTAAGAACTATATAACTAAAAACATACAAATTAAATTTTATGAAATAATTATGAATGTTGATGGGTATGATTATTTTGTTCCAATTAAGACAATGTATACAGAAGGTTTTCCAGAATCAAATAATGAAACAAGACAGGTTTCTTTAAAGTTAAGAGATTTATTCTTTTATTTAGAATCAATAAATGCCCCACAACTATTAGTTACTAATGTGTCTCTTAGTTATGCAGTATCAACACTTTTGGATTCAATTGGATTTACTAACTATTCATTTAAAAGAGTAGAAGGTGAAGTTGATCAAATTATTCCATATTTCTTTATTCCGCCAGATACAAGTGTTGCTCAACTATTAAACCAATTAGCGATATCAACACAAACAGCAATGTTTTTTGACGAATACAATAACTTTGTAATGATGAGCAAAAACTATATTCTTCCAAAAGAATCAGAACGAGCAACTGACTTTGAATTTTATGGCACTAAAGATTTTATTGAAGATGGTGCAATCAATAATAAAACTACAAATACAAAACTTGCAAACATAATTTCTGTCAATTCTCAAAATAATGAAATTTTTAATGATGGAAGCATTAATTATAAAACACGATATATTCAAAAAACATACGGATCAATTAGGCAAGCAAGCATTATTGATCAAGAAAAAACATGGATATATAAGCCAGTATTATTATGGGAAGTTGCTGGAGACGAAAACACAAAATCTATCAATGATCAATCAAACAAACAGTCTAGTTATGTTTTGGGTGCTATACCACTTAACTCTGATCTATCTGATGTAGTTCCAAGTGTTTCTAATAATATAGTTATTAATAATACAATGGACCTAGGCGAAGGTATTTATTGGCTTTCAAGATACAATGGATATTTTTATTCAAATGGAGAAATTATAAAATATGATGCAGTTCAGTATACTGTCAGCGGTATTGGAAATGTATGGATTACAAGTGTAACTGAATATCAAAACTACTTCTCTAAATTAAGCCATAATGGAAAGATCTATCCAACAGGATTAGTAAGAATTTATTCATATCCAAACTATCAAACTATAGGCGGAACAACCAAACTTAAAAATGGTGAAGTGGCTAAGCATGGTAGAGGTCAATTTGGAACAAGCATTTTAAAGCATAGTGCTGGTTTAAATTCATATTGGTCTGACAATGCAAATGTTCGTGGTTGCTCAATGAAGTCTGATTATTTATTTAGTCTTGCTAGTAAAACTGAAGCAGATGCAAAGATTTCACTTTTAACATTAGACAATCTTGCAGCAGGAGTCAGCAATGATTTGGCAACTCAATCTACTAGAGCAGGAATTATGAAAAATTTCTTATCTCAGTATTATGGCACAGAGACAGACTTTAAGAAACTTAAAACAACTCAAACTGGTACAATTCAATCATCTGCATTTATTTTAAATGGTCCATCCTTTACAACTACTCAAAAAGGTATTGACTTTATTTCTTATGTTCATAAGCCACTAACAGACTCATTTAAACATTTTGGAACAAGAATGAGAATTGTTGGTAAAATTGAAAATAATCAGAACCGTGGACAGACACCAATCGGCAGTGACACATACTTTGTTGTAACTGGTAACTCTCCAGATCAAAATATTAATATTAGTGCTGGCTCTGGTGGTTTAGCAGTTATGTTAAATCCAACAACAAATGTTGGATACTACTTTGAAATTTTGGCATTAACAGAAAACAATATTAGCAGTTATAACAAGTCTGCTGAAAATCTTCACAATGTAATATTTTATAAGATCAAGCGTGACTCTGCCACATCTGATGCAATACCAGTTAAACTTTGGGGTGGTCTTGCAAGTATAACAGTCGATGATGGAAAGTTTACTGGTCAATATAGAATGGTTGGTGAGCAAAATCCAACGGTATATGACCTAGCAGTTGAATATCAAAATGTAGGAAACATTAGAAGATTCTACCTATACATAAACAACAAACTTGTTGCAACTGTTGATGATACCTCTCCTTTGCCAATATACAACAATATGGCTATGTTTGTACGAGGATCTGCAAGATGCATGTTTGAAAACATTTATGCACTAACAAATAATTATAGCCAAAATACTACATTTGCCCTTGACACACCAGTGATGTCAGCAATTAATGATTCTGAGATAGATGCTAATGAGTCATTCAGAAAATATGCAATGAGTGGTATTGTTCAGTCAACTTATCTGTCTGGTATTAACCCTTCTCAGCCACCACAATATAATATGTATTTTGAAGAGTTTGGGACTATAATGAGAGAAGCAGCCTACTTTAATGTTCGTTATGACAAAGCATATCCAGCACTATATGCAAAACTTTCCCCCACATTTAATAAGATTAAGGGGTACACAGTATCTGGATTTAGAGCAGGATCTTATGGTGCAGAATTTCTAATATTTAATGCAACAGACACAGCACTAAGCCTTGATGAAACAACTGGCAACTATTTAAGAATTCAGGGTATAACTTTTACACAAGAGTCACAACATCAGTTAACAATGGATGAGTATTTTAATAAAAATAGTGATTTTTCAAATCCTCAATTAAGCGGATCAACACTATTAAAATCTCCTATAAAATATGATAATGATTATGAAGATATTAAGGTAAGTAGAATTACCTATGGTAAAAAAGACTTCTCATTAGAAACACCATATATACAAACCCAAGATGACGCAAATAAATTGATGGAGTGGATTGTCAATAAAGTTGTTAAGCCAAGAAAGTCTGTAAGTCTTAAAGTTTTTGCAACACCAACCGTTCAACTAGGAGATGTTGTCACTATTGACTATAAAGATAAAGACTTGGTAAATCAAATATCATCATCTAACTCTAGATTTGTAGTATATAATATAGAGTATGCGAAAAGTTCTGGAGGGCCAGATATGACTGTTTATCTGAGCGAAATTTAATATGGCAAGTGCAATACCACTTACACCAGATACTACTGCATCTAGCGCAGACACAGGTGTGCTTGCTGCAACCACTAACCTAATAATTACAAGTTACGATGAAACGCCTTTAGAGGTAATGACAGATCTTATTTTTGAAGATATCGGAGGTCAAGAAATTATTAATATATCTAGAACAGATATTGTTAATGGTCAGGATATTATTTATCAACCAATTAAAAATTTAGCAAGCATTAACTATCAGTATAATCCACAAAATATTTTAGCCCTACAGGACACATCTGAGAACTATTTTAAAAAATTTCCAATTAACGCAGCAACCAAAGTTCCAACCATTGGAACAGGACTAAACGGATCTACGGTTTATATTGATGAGGCTACTGGAAATCTGGTTATCGAACTAGTCAATATAGAGGACGATGAGCAAGTAGAGGTTCAAATACTAAGAAATGGAACATTTTTTAGTGATACAATATATGAGGTGCAATAATGATTACTAACACTGGAAAAAATATTTTAGCAAAATACCTACTGGGTCAGGCTTCTGCCTATGCCTCGTATATTGCTATTGGCTGCGGTTCAAAGCCTTTGAACTCTGATGGAGTTCTTGGGGATTACTCAAATAAAGAAAGACTTGATTTTGAGATGTTTCGTGTACCAATTACTTCAAGGGGTTATGTAAGCGAAGATGGAATTACCAAAATTGTTTTAACTGCAGAATTGCCAAGCGAAGAAAGATATGAGATTAGCGAAGTTGGTATTTTTTCTGCGGGATCTAATACTGCTGCAGGTGCATATGACAGTAAATCTATTTATGCTTTTACACAAGATGAAAATTGGGAACACCACGATGCCCAGGGTGCATATCAAATTCCAGTAAAGTATACGCCATTAGATAATGATTCAAACAATATAATTAGTGATGTTATGGCTACAAGAGAAGGATCTCAAGTTGTTGCAAAAGTTTTTCAAACAAACGCAGATAACAGAATTTTTACAGATGAGCAAAGAGTTTTGAGATATGAAAGATGCAGATTTTTAAATAATACAATTATGCTTAAAGGAAATTCTTCTACGCTAACTGCTGATGGGTCTGGCAATCTTGTAATAGGAAACAACTCAGAGCACATACATTTAACTGGTGCAATACTAGACTTTAACAGAAACTCGCCAACTGATGAAATCAAACTGTCTTTTTCGGTAGTTAACAAAGACGGAGAGTCAACAATTGTTCCAGATAATGTTAGACTAATGGTAGAGTTTTCTTCATCTGATTCACTTGATGGTCAATTTGCAAGATTTCAAGTAAATATTAATAATGGAACTGGAGTAGGTCAGCATGACTTTAGTACAAATAGATATGTAGTTGCAACAAAACAACTACAAGAACTATATAAGAGTGCTGGCTTTACATGGAGTCAAGTCGATGTTGTTAAGATTTATGGATGTGTTACAGATAATGGAAGCCCAACAGACAACTTTTATATTGCTCTAGATGCTCTAAAACTTGAAAACACAAACTCATCAAATCCACTTTATGGAATGACTGGATATTCTGTAATTAAAAATAAAGATGCAGCAACTATTGTAAAATCTGCAAATACAACAAACTATATTGAGTTTAGGTTTGCTTTGGATGTTCAATAATGGCACAAGAAAATTCTAGAATAAAAAAGGTTATTATTCCAAAATCCTCATTGCCAGAAATATCTGGTGTTGGACAAGACTATGTAGTTAGATATAGAATTGTAAGTGAGGATAAAAATAGATATTCTTATTGGTCACAAAAATATAGAGTTGCCATACCAAATACAACCGTTGTACCTTTTTCTGTAACTAAGTCTGGTTCAACAATAACATCAGTTTGGACACCAGATAATACTATAAGGTCAGAGTTTGATATTTATGTTAAATGGGATAATGAAGAATGGAAATATATAACAACTGTATATTCAACAATCTATGCTAGTGTAATTAAAAATGGTGCCACAAGGGTGAAAATTGCAGCACAGATACCAACCTTTCCAAAAGAAAGATTCAATTCTGCCACACTTTTTGAATCCAACGAGATTGACTTAGTGGTATAATTATATAACCATGGCAAAATTACCTTTACCAGAAAGAGGGCAACCACTAGATGTTGCTTACATTTATCAATTAGCAAACACCATAAACGATCTATCATCACAGATATCTCCAGCAACATATAAATATGTTACAGTGGACACTCCTGGTGTTGGAAAGCAAAGCGTCAAGGCTTCTGAGGCTAGAATTATTGGCGGGTATGTAAATGTAGTAAACAGTTCAACAAGACAAGCAGGAACAGAAATATCATTCTCATATGATTTCCCAACAGACTTTAAGTATGCACCTATTGCAACAGCAACCCCAGTTAACACTGGTGGAACAGATGCTGGTAAAAATGTATCAGTAGTTTTAAAAAATATAACAACCTCCAAGGTTGATGGTATTGTAAGGTTTGGTACAACTGGTGATATGTCAGTTGATGTAAATATCATAATTATTGGAATACCTAACTAATAAATGATTAAATGTGATAGATGTAATAAGAGAATGTTTGTTGATAGGCAGTATACTTCTGTCTCTCATTTGGAAACATACTGCATGTACTGTGGATCTAGAAAATTTTTTAATCCACCTGAGCAATCAAAAGAGGGGCGATGGCTACTAGAAAAGGAAAAATTGAGAGCGAAAACTACAATCTCTCCCCTGTAATTCCTGGCAACAAAAAAGTTTGGTTTTTAAATGGTGATCTAGTTAGAGTCCACCACCTTAATAGATCTAATGGAATAATGTCTGTTTATAATATTACAAAAGATCAGATTGAAAGTTGTTTAATTAGTGATTTTAAAAAAAATCGTGAACGAGCATATACCGTAGGTCAGACTGCTGATCTAGTTAATCGTCATAAAAAATATATGCCAAGATTAATGAAAACTGGCGTCATTCCATTTCCAACGGGATCTCAAAAAGGTGGAGCCAGAGGCTTTCAAGTAAGATCATATTACTCAGAATCGCAAGTTCGGCAGATACGTGATATACTTGCTACGTACCATATTGGAAGACCAAGAAAAGACAAATTAATAACAAATGACATTACACCATCTTCACAAGAGTTGACACGGAGGATGGGAGACGGTATAATTACATATACAAGAACTGAAGACGGAAGGTTTATCCCTATTTGGGGAGAATCTATTTAATAATAAAAGGGGTATGAAATGCAAAACGAAGAAACAAAGGTTGGAGTTACTTTGGGGTATACACTTAACCTTGGTAACTTTCAGTCACTAAGGATTGATCTTAATGTGATTGATTCTAAGCGTGAAGGTGAAAATACAAACGATGCTTTTGATCGTGTTTATAAGTTTGTAGAAGATAAGTTAACTGAAAAGATTAACGAAGCAAAGTCTGAAATCGCAGAATAATGGCAGAACGCAAAGACCGAATGGCTTTGCTTTCACGCTACAGCAAGTTCCATACTGCAAAGTATGAGCAAAAGCCATCGTTAAATTTAAATGTAGAGCAATGGGCTTCAGATGCCCTTATTGAGTCATACGGGATAGGACAGTGTTATGATATTCTTGAGTACTATTTTAGCGTTTCTTTGTCTCCTTCTTGGAATTACTTTGCGTACAATGCGGAAAAAATATTACAAGCAAAATTAGACAAACAGCAGGATGATAAAGAAAGAGCGGAAAGAAGAAGAATGGCTAAGGAGTGGTTAAGTGAATAATACAGAAGCAAAATTGATCACTGCAGTTCTTGAAGATAAACAAGTTCATGTTTTGCTTCAAGCAAATATAGATAACCTTCTTAGAACCCATAATGATGTTTGGAATTTTGTAAGAAATTATTTTGAGCATAATTCTTCAGTACCTCCAGTATCTTTAGTTGTTGAAAAATTTAGAGATTTTGAACCCATCCAAGGTGTAGGAGCAACTAAGCACCACTTAGAAGAACTTCAAACAGAATACTTAAACGATAGCCTAAAGGATATTCTTCGTTCTGCTGCCACAGATGTTCAGCAGGGTGAGGGAGTAAAGGCTTTAGATTCATTAATTACACAAACATCAGAATTAAAAAAGAATACCTCCGCAATTCGTGATATCGATGTAACAGACCTTGAATCCGCAATCGCATACTTTAAAAATATGAAAGAGCAGCAGGCACTTGGGAAGGTTGGAATTAAAACGAATCTTCCAGGATTTGACAACTATCTTCCAGCAGGAATTATGCCAGGTCAACTAGGAGTCTTTTTGGCATACCCAGGTATAGGAAAGTCATGGATGGCTCTATACTTTGCTGTACAGGCCTGGAAACAGGGAAAAACACCCCTTGTAATATCACTTGAGATGTCCGAAACAGAGGTTCGCAATCGTGTGTTTACTATTATGGGAGAAGGCCGTTGGTCTCATAGAAAGATTAGTAACGGTGAGATTGAGATTGATATGCTAAAGGATTGGCATGCAAAGAATCTTGCAGGAAAGCCAGAGTTTCACATTATTTCTAATGATCAAGGTGGAGAAATCAACCCTTCAGTTGTTCGTGGAAAGATTGATCAGTATAGGCCAGACTTTGTAATCGTTGACTACCTTCAGTTAATGGCCCCTAATCAGAAGTCAGACAATGAAACGGTAAGAATGAAGAACCTTTCTAGAGAACTTAAACTAATGGCTATTGGTGAAGAAGTACCAATCATTGCTATCTCATCTGCCACACCAGATGATGTTAATGATCTTTCTACGGTACCTACGCTGGGTCAAACAGCATGGTCTAGACAGATTGCTTACGATGCAGACTGGGTTATTGCTTTGGGTCGTGGTCAAAATAGCGATGTTATTGAGTGTGCATTTAGAAAGAACCGTAATGGTTTTATGGGAGATTTCCTTGTCCAGGTTGATTTTGACAAGGGGTATTACAGATATAAAGATTTTGAAGATAAGTCGGTATAATATGTTACATGGCGAACTATCATCACAAGCCCATAAAGAAGTTCAATTTAAGTGGAGTCATCTACGATGAGTCGGCCATTGGTCGACTTAGACAAGAGTACACCAGGCTTATTGAGTCTGAGATGCGCCTGTCTGGATATGTACCTAGGCTTGACATTGACATAGATTTTACAATAGACTATAATGAAAAAAAACAATATTTTGAATTTGAAATATCAGTACATGGAATATACGCAGGGAAAAGGAAAAGCGAATGGATAGCAGGGATAGACGTAAACAAACCAATATATATACAAAAGAGCAAATTAAACGAGTTCTCGCAGGAACAGGTATAACTGTAGAGTCTGAAGTTGACTCAGACTATATTATATTTTGTCCATTTCATAATAACAACAGAACCCCTGCTGGAGAAATTGATAAGAATAATGGAACCTTCTTTTGTTTTTCCTGTCACCATGTTGCAGACCTTGTAGAGTTTGTAATGCACACCTCTGGAAGATCTTATTTCGAGTCTATTAGATTTATAAAGACAAAAGAAACTCAGCAAGACCTAGAGCGTGACATTAATCAAAAACTTGTGACAAAGCCAGACTTTGTTCCGTTTGATGAATTAATCATTAAGCGTTTGCATAATGGATTACTTGCATCAGATAGACCAAAAGATTATTTTAAGTATAGAAAAATATCTACATCTTCATGGTCTAAGTTTTCTCTTGGATATTCTGAAAAACAAGACATGGTTACAGTTCCTGTGCATAGTCCAGATGGAATGTCAGTCGGGTTTGTTGGAAGATCAATTGAGGGTAAAGAGTTTAAGAATACTCCAGGATTGCCAAAAGCAAAAACATTGTTTAATTTAAATCGTGTAAAGACTGCAGATAAGGTGTATGTAGTTGAGTCGTCATTTGATGCTATTCGTTTAGACCAGGTAGGACTTCCAGCAGTTGCTACACTTGGATCCAATGTATCAAATCTACAAATAGAATTGCTTCAAAAATATTTTAATAACATTATTGTTATTGCAGATAATGATGAAGCGGGAGGAAATATGAAAACTAAGATAATTGAAAAACTTGGTTCTCGTGTTTCCGTTATACAATTAAATAAAGAATATAAAGATATTGGTGATATGTCAGATGAAGATATCAAGAAATTGGAAGTTTCATTTGACAAAGACATCATCTCTATGCTAAACTAATATAACAAACAAAGGAGAAATATATGAGCGTAATTAAGGGATTAAAAGATATCAACGCCCTGCTCGAAAAACCAAAGTATGAAGGAACAGGACAAAAAGTTCGTTGGGTTAAGTTGGCTGACGGACAATCAGGAAAAGTTCGTTTTGTTGAAGAACTAGACCAGGACTCAGCAAACTATTCAGAAGCCCGTGGCCTTTCTGTAGTAGTTTCAGAACACACAAATCCAAAGGACTACAAGCGTAAGGCTGCTTGTACACAAGAATCAGAAGGTCGTTGTTTCGGTTGTGAGATGGCACGTAAAGAACCAAAGTCAGGCTGGAGAGCACGACTTCGTTTTTACTGCAATGTACTAATCAACGATGGACTTGAAGATCCATATATTGCTGTTTGGTCACAAGGAATTTCAAAGCAATCAGCATTTAATAACATTCGTGAGTATGCTCTTGATACAGGTAGCATCTCTAATCTTGAGTGGAAGTTAAAGCGTAATGGTCAGGGAACTGAAACTAATTACACACTTCTACCATCAAAGCCAGATGCAGAGCCATTCAATTGGGATGGCTTTGAATTCTTCAACCTAGAAAAGGTTGTTCGTGAGGTTCCATATCCAGAGCAAGAAGCATTCTACTTTGGATTTGACACACCCTCTGTTACCAGCACCAACATCGACTGGTAATAGATGTCTTACGTAGGCTTACACGTACATACCCACTACTCGTTATTTGACGGGATTGCTACTCCAGAAGAATACATTGACCGTGCAGTTGAGTTAGGGATGCCAGCAATAGCCATCACTGACCACGGTACTTTATCTGGGCATAGGGAACTGCACCGTATTGCAAAAGCAAAGGGTATTAAGCCTATACTTGGCGTAGAAGGCTATATGTGTAAAGATAGATTTGATACTAGAGATAAGTCTGAAAGAGACGGAGATCTAGATCTAGTCTACAACCATATAGTTCTTCTCGCCAAGAATCAAATTGGTTTAGAGAATTTAAATAAGATTAGTGAGATATCTTGGACAGAAGGATACTTTAAGAAACCAAGGTTTGACTTTGAAATTCTTGAAAAATATTCTGAAGGAATTATAGTAACATCTGCATGTCCAAGCAGTGTATTGGTAAAAGCACTTGAGAATAATGAATTTGCTATAGCAAAAGATTATATTCAATGGTTTAAGCGTGTCTTCAATGATGACTACTATATTGAAGTCATGCCCCATAATGAGGCAGAGATAAATAAACAATTAATTCAATTAGCCGATGAGTTTGGTGTAAAGGTTGTTGTAACTCCAGACTGTCATCATAGTTCAACAGATCAAAAAGAAATTCAAGAGTTTAAGTTGCTACTTAATACACATGTTAAGATTGACAAAGAGCATACTTTTGAAAAATCCAAGAAGCACCCAGACATGATGAAAAGACTTGACTATCTTTATGGTGAGGATCGTCAGATAACATTTAACAAGTTTGATATTCATTTGCTTTCTTATGAAGAAATGAAGTCTGCTATGGAGGCACAGGGTATTGACCGTCCAGACATTTATAAAAATACTTTAGAGGTTGCTGAAAAAGTTGGTGACTATGGAATTCAAGAAGGATTGGACCTACTTCCAGTACAATATAAGAATCCAGATAAAGAATTAAAAGAACTTGCACTTGCTGGATTAACTGAGCGTGGTGTAGATGGTCAAGAGTATTTGGATAGACTTGATGAAGAGTTACAAGTAATTAAAGATAAAAAGTTTGCACCATACTTTTTGGTTGTACGAAATATGATTGCATGGGCAAAAAAAGAAGGAATCATGGTTGGTCCAGGTCGTGGTTCTGCAGCAGGTTCATTGCTCTGCTATGCATTAAGAATTACGGACATTGATCCAATCAAACATGGACTTCTGTTTTTCCGTTTTATTAATCCAGACAGAAATGACTTTCCTGATATTGATACTGATATTCAAGACTCTCGCCGTGAAGAAGTAAAAGACTATTTAGTTAGACAGTATCGACATGTTGCATCTATTGCTACTTTTCTTTCTTTTAAAGACAAGGGTGTTGTAAGAGATGTTGCACGAGTATTAAATATTCCTCTTACAGATGTCAACAAGGTTTTAAAGATGGTTGATACTTGGGATGAATATTGTGGTTCAAAGACAACACGGGAATTCCGTGATAAATATCCAGAGGTAGAAATTTATGGAGAACAACTTCGTGGTCGTATTAGGGGCACTGGCATTCACGCTGCTGGTGTTGTCACTAGTAAAGATCCTATTTTTAGGTACGCACCAATGGAGACACGCTCTTCTACTGGTAGCGATGAGCGTATTCCTGTTGTTGCAGTTGACATGGAAGAGGCTGAAAAGATTGGCCTTATCAAGATTGATGCACTTGGACTAAAGACTCTTTCAGTTCTTAAGGACACGCTTGATATTATTGAGGAGCGAGACAATAAGAAAATTGACCTACTTAAGATTGATATGGATGATAAGAATGTTTATCAAATGCTTTCAGATGGATATACCAAAGGTGTGTTTCAGTGTGAAGCAGCACCATATACAAATCTTCTAATAAAGATGGGTGTTAAAAATCTTTCAGAACTTGCTGCCTCAAACGCCCTAGTTCGTCCAGGTGCAATGAACACAATTGGAAAAGATTATATTGAGCGTAAGCATGGTCGTCAAAATATTGGGTATACTCACCAAGTACTAAAAGAGTTTACGGAGGACACATATGGTTGCATTCTTTATCAGGAACAGGTTATGCAAGCATGCGTATCACTTGGCGGTATGTCCATGTCGGAAGCAGATAAAGTTAGAAAGATCATTGGAAAGAAAAAAGATGCTAAAGAGTTTGATGTATTTAAAGATAGGTTCGTTGAGGGTGCTTCCCGCTTTGTTGCTCCTAATACTGCTCGTGATCTTTGGCATGACTTTGAGGCTCACGCAGGGTACTCATTCAACAAGTCACATGCAGTGGCATACTCAACATTATCTTATTGGACAGCATGGCTTAAGTATCACTACCCATTAGAGTTTATGTACTCACTTCTAAAGAATGAAAAGGACAAAGATGCAAGAACTGAATATCTTATTGAGGCAAAAAGAATGGGCATTAGTATTAAACTACCTCACATTAATGACTCAGATATTGATTTTAAAATTGAGGGCAAGGGTATTAGATTTGGCCTTACTGCTATTAAGTATATTTCCGATAAAATTGCAGAGCGTTACATTTCTGCAAGACCTTTCTCGTCGTATGCTCAACTTGAAGAGTTTACTTTTACTAAAGGAAATGGAGTTAACTCTCGTGCTCTTCAAGCATTACGAGTTATCGGTGCAGCGACATTTAATGACAATCCAAGAAATGACGAAGATATTAAACAAAACCTATACGAATATTTGAATCTACCAGAATTTAATATTACTGTTCCTTCTCATTACTACGGGTTTATAACAGAGGCCCAAGATTATGAAGAAAAGGGTTCTTTAATTGTAATGGGTATGGTAAAGTCTATTAAGAGAGCAAAAGGTTGGTCAAGAGTTGAAGTCTTAGATAAAACAGGAAGTGTAGGAATTTTTGATGAAGAGCAAACAACTATTGAAGCAGGCGTATCGTATCTCATTCTTGTTAATGATAATCGGATTCTTTCTGCTATCCCTATCGATCAAATAAAAGGTTCAACATCTGGTCTTGTTAAATTTTTAAATTACAAGCAATTGCCGTACAAAGATAACGAAATGTTTGTTTTATCATTTAAACCAAGAGTTACAAAGGCTGGAAAAAAGATGGCATCTTTAACAGTTGCAGATACAGCAAGAGATCTTCACTCAATAACTGTATTCCCAACATCTTTTGCAAAGGCATATATGAAAATTGAAGAAGGAAATGCATATAATTTTAGTTTAGGAAAAACTAAAGATGGAACAGTCATATTGGAGGATGTAAATGTCAGTTAGTGTAGAAGAGGCGATGGCCCAACTTGATCCAAAGTTAAGAAAAAAATTAGGAACAGGAGTAGGGGTAAACTATGAATACCAGCCTACCCCAAGTTATGGTTTAAACCGTGCTCTAGGAGGTGGACTTCCATATGGTAGACAAGTTCTTATCTGGGGCTCAAAGTCTTCTGCAAAGTCTTCTATGTGCCTTCAGATGATCGCTTTAGCACAGGCAGAGGGTAAACTGTGTGCATGGATTGATTCAGAAATGTCATACTCAGAAGACTGGGCTAGAACTCTTGGGGTAGATCCAGAAAAATTAATCTACTCACAAGCAAGAACTATAAGTGACATGGTAGATGTAGGCGTTGGACTAATGAACGCTGGAGTTGATTTAATTGTGGTAGACTCTATTACATCAATGCTTCCTGCAATTTATTTTGAGAAGGACACAGATGAAATGAAGGCTTTGGAAAACACAAAGCAGATTGGAGCAGAATCCCGTGACTTTAGTAACGCATGGAAAATGCTTAACTATGCAAACAATAAGGTTAAGCCAACTCTGCTTGTTCTTATTTCTCAGTCTCGTAACAATATTAATGCTATGTATACTAGCCAGCAGCCTTCTGGTGGTCAGGCTACTAAGTTTTATTCCTCATGTATTGTTAAACTCTTTTCTTCAGAGTCAGACAATCAAGCAATTAAGGGCAAGATCAAGGTAGGAGATAAATTAATTGAAGAAAAAATTGGAAGAACTATTAGATGGGAACTCCAGTTCTCAAAAACCTCCCCAGGGTTTCAATCTGGCGAGTATGATTTTTATTTTAGAGGTGATGATATTGGTCTTGACACCATCGGCGATCTTGTTACTACTGCTGAACTAAACGGCATTGTAGAACGCACAGGTGCTTGGTACATCCTTCCAGACGGCTCAAAAGTCCAGGGTAAAGAGGCATTTGTTAATCGTGTAAGGGAGGATCTTGATTTGCAAGAATCAATCAAGACCAGACTAGATGCCTAGTTATACTATTTATCACGGTCAATGGATTTGTCACACATGTAAAACTATAGTGCCAACATTAAGATGTTATGCTGAAACAAAAACATTGACTTGGATGTGTAAGGATAAGCACCTAACTACTGTATATTTAGGCAAAAGAACTAAAAAAGATTTTGAGGTATAATAGTACTATGAATAATTTTCCTATGTATACAAAAACAAAAGCAGAAGACTTTATTGACAATCAAGATTTTTCTGTTGTACAAATTGAAAACATTTTATCTGATGAGCATATTGCAGAAATATACTATAAGGTTGCTCAGACAGATGACTCCCAAACAATAACTCAGCCTTGGGCTGGGCATAAAGCCTACCATACCAAATTTTCAAAGGATGTTATTTCGCAAATAGAAAAAAGAGTATCGCAAATAGTTGGTGAAGAAATGATTATGGCGGAATACTCTTTTGCTAGATACTCAGAAGAATATGGCTATAAGTGCAAATTGTTTCCACATTATGATACAAAAAAATCACAAAGAGTAACTTGTGATATTCAACTAGAGTCAAATGAAGATTGGGGAATTATAGTAGAGGGTAATCAATACAACCTAAACTATAATAATGCTTTAATTTTTGCTGGAAGTCAACAGATGCACTGGAGAGAAGATAAACGTATAGGACAAGATACAAAAATTGATATGATGTTTTGTCATCTTGCATATAAAAATGATAGACCTCTTCAAGAAAATCATGTAGCGATATTAGAAAAAAGAACTCGTGCTTTAATGATGGACACTGGTATTGACAGTCAGATAGAAACAAATGACAGAAAAGAGTGAGTCAAAAAGAATTGGTGCAAAACAGCACAAAAATTCTGGCAGAAACACACATAAAGGTGATGCAACATGGCAAAACTTTACTGTAGATTTTAAAGAGGCTTCAAAGTCTTTTACATTAAATAAAGATGTATGGGCAAAGGCAACAACAGATGCAATTAAAAATAATGGCGATCCGTTAATAATAGTTGTTCTTGGTTCTGGAAATACAAAAGTTAGACTTGCTATACTAGAGTTTGATTTATTTGATCAAATTTTAGATGGTGTATAATATAATAAAGGGAGATACTATGAAAAAAGATTTACCAAACGTATTAATTGACAATGCTTTAACACAAGAAGATGTAGCAGAAATATATAAGATTGTTTCTTCAACCACTAGCCAAACCTTCGTTGAGGATCTTGGATATAACAGTTGGCACATTCAATTACCACAACATATTATTGACAAGTTTACGAAATATGCTGAGGGTATTGCTGGAGAGTCACTAGTTCTAAAAGAATATAACTTTTCTAGATATCAAAAAACAGTTTCAAATTGTGGCAAGTATACTTTTTATCCATTGCTATTCCCACACACTGATGAAGTATTTAATGAGTCAAGGGTTACTTTAGACTATCAGATAGGATCAAATGTGTCCTGGGGAATTACAGTAGATAACTGGGAGTCTGAATCAACATACACATTAAAAGATAATCAAATACTTTCCTTTTCTGGTTCCCATCAGGTTCATTGGAGACCAAAAAGAGAATTTGTGGATGGAGAATTTTTAGAGGCAATATTTTTACACTTCTCACCAACTACACCAGAAACTCTTACTGCTGACCATGTAAATGATATGAGGCAAAGAGCAAAAGAAAAATATATAGTTTGGAATAATGAAGAAGGTGTTTCATCTAATAAACCAGAAGATGGATTACTAAAGTATAATCGGAAAGAGTCAAATTAATTATGGCTGAAATTCACAAGTATCTAACTGATTTTGATAAATACAAAACAAAAGTTCCATTTTATGTAGATAATTTATTTACTGACGCTGAATCAAGACAGTTAATGGATATTATTTATCACAATAAAAACATGCTAAATCCAGTTGTGCATAAACCAAATGAGCAGACTAGTGAAAAAAATTGGGATAGGTTTAGGCCAAAAACAATTGAGTACATGTCAAGAGTGCTTGTTGAGTTTCAGATGCCTAAAAACTTAGAAGAAAAACTAGACAATATTGCAAAACCAATTTATGATGGTGATGTTGCTCTATGTCACTATAACTATATTGAGTATAATAAAAAGTATGGCAATGGAAATAATAGTCCAAAGTTACCTCCACATATAGACGCAGATGAAAATCTAATAACAATTAATCATTGTGTTGATGGAAATATTGAGTGGGATCTTTATATTGGAAATCAAGAAGATGGTACCACTTTTACAAGATATACCCTAGAGCCTGGTCAAACAATAGTTTTTAGTGCAGTAAATCAGGTTCACTGGAGACCAAAACGTAAATTTAAAGACGGTGAGTTCCTTGAGATTGTTAGCATGGACTATTGTCCAATAACTAACTATAGATTTACTGGAGAAATGAATCCACTAGATGCATACACATATCCAGAAAAAAGAAGTGCCTACACAAATTCTTTAAATAAATTGCCACAATTTCAAGCAGCATGGAATCTTTATAATCAAGATGGTTTAAAAGACGGAGTAATTGGAGATGAGTTTTAATGGAAGAAAAAACAACTATTGATATGGTAAATGGTCTTGTAGAAATTGCAGACTATATGGAAGATGAAGAACTAACTACAGCGCTTACATTTATTGCTAAGATTATTATTAAGCCAGATATTCCTTTAAATGTAGCACATATTGAAATTGTGCGTCTTCAGGCTATCGCAGCAAAGATGGCTTTTAAAGCAACCTGGATGG